GACAAGGCCATCAACGCCCCGATTGCCATGCCTGACGACGTGACGGAGATGCCCTACGGGCCTGACGCCACGATCCGCACCCAGAACCCGCAGCAAGTGGCTCGTGTCCGTCTCGATGTACCGGATGACATCTTCGCCGTCAACGAGCAGCTGGACAGGGCGGTGAAGGAGGGCTCCCGCTACCCGGAGGCCCGCACTGGCGGTGTCAACGCCAACATCATCACCGGTCAGGGTGTTGAGGCCCTCATGGGCACCATGAACACCCAGGTCCGCACCATGCAGACCGTGATTGGCAAGGCCCTGGAAGAGGTCACCGAACTCTGCTTCGCGCTGGACGTGGCCCTGTGGCCAGACGTGCAGAAGCGCATCTCCGGGGTGCTGACCGGCAAGCCGTTCGAGCTGAACTACACGCCGGCCAAGGACATTGGTGACAGCTACGCCTGCAAGGTCACATATGGTTTTTCTGCCGGCCAGACCCCAGCCCAGGCCATCGTTGCCTTGCTCCAGCTCCTCGGTGGCGGACTGATCTCGCAGGACACCACCCGCCGGCAGTTGCCGTTCGACCTGGACCCGGACGAGGAGCAGCGGCAGATTGACATTGAGAACATCACCCAGGCCGCCAGGCAAGGGCTGATGGGCCTGTCGCAGGCGTTCGGCCCTATGGCCATGCAGGGGCAGGACCCGCTGCCCGTACTGAAGGCGCAGGCCGAGGTGCTGAGGCTGCGCAAGAAGGGCCTGTCTCTGGATGAGGCGCTGATCAAGGCGTTCACCCCGCCCGAACAGCCGGAGCCTGAGGTCCCGGAGCAGCCCATGGGGCCGGAAGGTGCACCTGCTGGGCCTGGTGGGCCGGAGCTTCCGCCGGGCGTACGCCCGAACGGGCTCCAGGAGGGCGTGCCGTACGGCCAGGCGGGGCAGGCGCCGGGCGGTATGCCCACGGTGCAGGGCCTGTTGTCGTCCCTGAGGGGTAATGGGCAGGCGCATCTCGAAGCATCGGTTAGCCGCAAGCGAGCGACAGGCGGTATCTGACGTGCAGATTGAGGTCATTGTCGAAGGCAAGGGCTCCATCACCATCGCCCAGAAGGCGGAGCTGACCCGCAAGGATCTGGGCAAGCTCACCTCGCACTGCGTCGACCTACTGAAGGGCGCTCGCGCGACCCAGAAGCTGGGCTTCGGGGCGGGCTCGGAGTTCCACGACGAGGTGAACGTTGACTAGTCCAGCACGTGTCAGCGGTCCCGGAGCCCTCTCGCAACGTACCGATGCCGGCGGCCAGCCCGTCCGCGCCCTACCCGACCCCAAGTATGGGGAGGCGCAGGCGTTCGAGCAGCAGCAGAAGCAGGCTCCGCTTGCCGCTGCGCCTGGCGCACCCGCTGGTCCACCCCCGTCGGAGGTGGCACGCAGACTGGCCAGCTCGGCTGGCCCCGCCGCCCTGCCACAGGCGGAGCCCCGGCCCTTGCCGGGCCTGTTCGATCCCGGCGACCCGTCCGTGCCGGTGACGTCTGGCGCCCCGATCGGCGCCGGCCCGAACACTGTGACTGGCGGGCAGATGCCGCGCCCGCAGAGGCGCGTGTCGGAGCAGCTCGCTGAGTACGCGCAGGGCGATGGCGGCGAAGGCATTGCCGCCCTGGTGAACATCCTCGCTCAAATGGGCCAGTGACCTAGGAGTCATCATCGCTAAGAAGTACTGGTGGCAACGGGTCGAGGATCCTGACCGGATTGTCAACGCGGCCCGCCGACCGGTGGAGGACCGGCGAATCCGCTACTCCACCACGCTCCAGCGTCACGGCATGTTCCGCGACGAACCCGACCTGCTCAAGGCGTTCGCCGATGCCGACGTGCCGCTGGCCCTGGCCATGCGCAGTTTCGATGCGTTCTACGCCAGCAAGGCGCGAGATGTCAGCAAGAAGCTGAACACCGCCGGCTACACCTCGCAGGAAGAATCGGTCGCCAACCGCAGCCCGTACGAGACCACGGCCGACACCTACGAGGGTCGACTGAAGGAGCTGAACGACAAGGCCCCGAAGCCCGAAGAAGAGGGCGGTGTTCTGGGCTGGTTCGCCAACCGCGTAGCGGATGTGGGTTCTGGTGCGGCGTGGCTTGGCGAGAAAGCGGTTGAGGGTGCCACCTGGACCTGGAACCGCGCGGTGCAGGCCCCGCTATCGGCCGGGTATGCCACTGACAGCCCGGTAGACGACGGCCTCCAGTGGGCCAACGAAGGGGTCGACCGCATCCCCGTCATAGGCGGCGTCCTTTCCCTTGGCCTGGGCCTCACCGAAGGCATCGTCAACTACGCGGAGGGCCTGGGCCGCCTGGGCGCCGGAGTCCAGTCCGATGAACAGCGTCAGGACATCAAGAACGCTGGCCTGAACCCGGATCGCCTGGGCGACCGGATCAACCACTACTCGCAAGACTTCGGCGAAGTGCGCGCACCCGTCACCGACGAGCACATTGAGCAACTGAAGGGCTACAAGCGCTGGTCCCCCGAGGACGTGGATGCCGCTCGCGAGATCGTCACAACGGGTGCGGTGGAGGACTTGGCCAGGGCATTCCCCGCCTTGTCCCCGCAGGCGCAGGACCTCGTACTGCGCGCCTCCACGGACCCGAAGGCCGAGGAGCTGCTTGGCGCGGTCGGCGACATGTCGCAGGACAGTCTGGGATACGGGATCCTCAAGGGCTTCATGACCGACAAGGAGCAGGAGCCCGGCCAGTGGTTCGGGCCGAACTCCCCCGGCCGGGCCATTACCTCCGCAGCCCTGGAAGTCATCGTCACCTGGCAGTTGGACCCCACCGTTTTGGCCACCAAGGGCTACCAGGCTGTCCGCGCAGCGCGCTACGGGCTCGCGCTCCAGCCGGCCAACAGGCTGGACGAGGCTACCCGCATGCTGGCCGCATCTGACGACAACTACGCCCCCAAGGGCGCCGTTGCTAAGCGGTTCGATCAGGCCATGGAGACCGCCGACGAGATGGTTCGCGTCGGCCTGGACACCCCCGCGGCAGCAAAGCTGCGGGCCTCCTGGAACCGCAAGTACGTGGGCTACGACAAGACCCTGGACCTGCTGGTAGGGCAGCGGACGGGTAACGTCGGTCAAGTGCGGGCACGCACCGTGGAAGAGGCACTGCCGGAGGCGAGGAAAGCGGCCGAGACTGGCCGCGACATTCAGCCTTGGGTCCTGGATTCTTCGGGTGACGGTAAGCCCCTGTGGCGCTACACCAACGACGACGGCACGAAGCTCACGGCCGAGCAGCGCGCCGCGGAGCGCGCCAAGGTGGCTGAGGAACTGTCCACCTTCATCCTCATGGATGCCGCAGCCTCTGGCCGCGAGATCACCGGCAGCCGCCTCCTGCTACCCGGGCAGCTGTCCATCAACGGGGCGATCAGGGACAAGATCGCACCAGTGCTGGAGGCGTTCAACCGGCGCGACAAGTCGGTGATGAAGCAGCTGAGGGAGGTCGGCAAGAAGCCGCTGGACCTCGACGGACATCTGGTTGCGGACGAGGCTGGCAGGTGGGACACGCTGGTGTCCCCCGAGGCCAGCGAGTGGTACCGCAACAACTACACGTTCGGCATCACCCACATGTACAGCCGCGGGTGGCGAGCGTTCGAGAAGACGTTCTCGAACAAGGTCATCGTGCCGTCCTCCCCGGACTCGGTGAAGGTATTCGGCCAGCTGGTCAGCCAGTTCATGCCGCGCCGACAAGCGCAGATGATGACCACCATGTACGCCGGAGCCAACCCGGCGGAACGGTGGGCCATGACCCGCCAAACCATGGGCTCCCTGCTGAACGTGATGAATCTGCGGAACACGCCCGAGTCGCAGAAGATCGTGGACCAGCTCACGAAGGGCCTGGTCCCACAGGGCGAGTACATCAACGGGTACAAGTCGGGTCCGCGCGAGTACTACACCACGCCGGATGGCAACTACATCCGCGTGGGCGACCTGAAGATGCCGGCCGCAGTGCACCCCTGGCAGCTGTCCGAGGGCTTCGAGCTGCCCAACTGGCGCGAGTTGCGTGGCTTGAGCAACCGCAACTGGCTGCTGAACGCCGTCACCCGTACCTCCGACGGTCAGACGGCGAACGCCCTCGTGCGCGCGTGGAAGAGTTCGAAGGTCACCACCTGGTCAAACATGTTCCGGCAGGGTCTTGAGCTGGCGGTGTTCTCGGCGTGGCGTGACCCGAAGGTGCTTGGCGAGTACCGCAAAGCTCGCAAGGCCGTGAAGTCGGATGTGCTGAACCGCAAGGTCGCCGATCACGACCTGGAGCGACTGGCGAATAGCGTCAACAATCTGAACCCCGATGACTTGGCGATGCTGGAGAACGTGCGCCGCGCCCAGCCTGAGCGGTACGTGAACACCGTGGCGTCCATGCTCCAGAAGGAGGGCTACAACCCCGGCGCGGCCGAGGTGATGGCCCGCCTGTCGCAGGACGTGGACCTTCAGGAGTACGGGGAGCTGCTGGCCTCGGGTTCGGAACGCAAGGTCCGCCACCTCGCAATGATCGGACCGCTGGACAGGGTCCGAAAGGTGCGCGCCGCACGTGCAGAGCGCAAGGGTGGCAACCTGGAAGACACCCCGCTCGACGAGCACCTAGACGCTGAGCTGGCTCAGCTGATGCTGGAAGGCGCCGCCAAGCAGTTCGGCAGCGCGGCCGAGTCCTACGCGTGGAACATGGCGGAGCGCTCCACGCATGTGGACCGGAGGCGCATCACCGATGCCGCGGGCAGGAACATCTCGTTCCGACCGGTGAAGATCGTGAACGGGTACGAGTGGGCTGACACTAACCCGCACCTGTGGGCAGCCGAGCTGGGTCGGCGCCAGTCGGATCCCGTCGGCAAGATGGCCATACGGTTGATCGCCAAGAAGGCGCTCGCCAACGTCGACGAGTCGCGAAGGGTCAGCGCCCTCCCTCCTCGCGCCGCCGAAGAGGTCGTCGAGGAAGTGCCGACCGGAGTCAACCTGCCTCCGTTCACGGCCACCGCCGACACCGACCACGTGTACGACGCGGTCAGGGCCATCGAGTCGCGCACCGGCGGTTGGGTGCCGCTGGACAAGGTGCGCTCCCACCTAGCCGGCCTGTCTCGCGAGCAGGTTGACGAGGCGCTGAAGGCGCTGGATGCACTGCCCGAAGTCCGCATTATCAACGAGGTCAACCAGAAGGCGCTCACCGAGTCGCAGCGCGCCGCCGCTCTCCACGTCGGCGGCAGCGACATGCACTTGATTCAGATCGACAAGTCTGTGCTGGATGCGCCCAAGACGCTTCCGGAGCGGCCTGAGGTGACGAAGCGCCGCCGTGTCACGGCGCCAGCGCCTGAGATCCGCCCGGACCTGGACGCTCAGGTCGCCGATGAACTGGCGGTCGAACTAGCCGATCTCGGCATCGGGGCGGAGCGCTTCAAGAACGCTGACGATCTGATGACGCACCTGTACGGCGAGCATGAGCTGGGCGCGAGTATGCGCGCCAATGGTGCCGCACTCCAGTACCTGCCCAACGGGAAGCCGGTCCGCAACCCGGCCGATCGCATGGCCGCGGCACAGCACGCCGCGCAGCGCGCCGTGAACGACTTGGTTCACCACATGGGTGGGAAGGTGACCCGGATCGACGGGAAGCTGGACATCCAGTTCCCGGACGAGGCGGAGCCGCTGCTCCGCAAGCTGTCCGCGGGCGAGGAGTTGTCCGCCAAGGAGCTGGGCGAACTGCCGGCGCAGGTCCGCCCGGACGGCATGGTCGCACCTATTTACGCGCCCATGATCCCCGAGAAGCAGGGCTTCACCCGGGGCCTGTCGAACCTGGCCACCCGCGCCTACGGGGCGGTCGTGGCCGACCCACTGGACAAGCTGTTCATCATGCCGGCGTTCACCGCCAACCGGCGCATCGCACAGGACGAACTGTCCCCGCTCATGCAGGGGCTGATCGACAAGGGCATGAAGCCTGAGCAGGCCGCGTTCATGGTGGAGGCCGCCGTGAACCGGCGGGCCGTGGCTCGCACGTTCCAGGGCACCGACAACCCCATGGAGAAGAGCGTCTTCTCCGAGATGGCCGACAAGTGGCTGATGTTCCAGCGTGCGCAGGAGGACTTCCTGCGCCGCCTGGTCAACGCTACGAGGGCCAACCCGGAGGGCCTCGCTCGTGCCAACATTCTGATGCAGGCTGGCGTGCACACGGGCATCGTGCACTACGAGCCGTTCCAGGACGAAGAGGGCAACACCGAGCACCACCTGACCTTCACATACCCCGGTACGGCACTCGCGCAGCGGGTCTTGGCCGACGCCTTCGCCGGTCTTGGCTTGGCGCCCGACGAGATCCTGAGAGTCCCCCAGTTCGACGGCCTCAAGTCGCAGGTCCGGTTCCTCAACCCCGGCTTCTCCAACCCGTTGCAGTTCTCCGCCAACCCCATCTTCGGCATGACCATGACCGCGGCCGAGAAGATCTGGCCATCGGCCACAGTGGAACTGGAGCGCCTGAAGCGAGGCTTCGCTGGCGGCGCCGACTTCGAGGGAACGGAAGGGCCGTTCTCGCTGAAGAACATGCTGCCTTCCATGTTCTCCCGCTTCGCGGTGTTCGCATCGAAAGATGATGCGGATGGCCAGTTCCAGTCGGCTATGCGCGCCGCCCTCATGTACGCGGAGGCCGCCGGGCTGACGCCCGAGGCGGATGCCTCGCCGGCTGAGCGGTCCCGCTACCTGGATGCCGTGAAGGCCACCACCACCAACATCATGATCCAGCGGGCCGTGTTCGGCACGTTCCTCCCCGCGGCTCCCCAGGTGGCAGACCCCGACGGCATCGACGTGGACATTCTGGCTCGCCTTCAGGGTCTGCCGAACCTGCGCGCCGAGTTCTTCGATATCCGCAACGAGCTGGCCCAGAAGTACCCGGACAACTTCTTCCGGGCCGATTCGGAAGCGGTGATGGAGTTCGCCCGCCGCTACCCCGGCGAGCTGATCGTGAATCCCGCCGCATTCTCCACAGGTTCCACGAAGGTGGCCGGCGTGGATGAGGGCTACGTGCCCTACACGATCGAGGCCACCCGCTGGCTGTTCGAGAACCAAGAGTTCGCGAGGGGCAATCCGACACTGGCGATAGCACTCATGCCGAAGTCGACGGCGGACGGCGACTTCTCGAATGAGGCGTACAAGCTTCAGTTGAAGAGTGACATTCGCACGCACAAGGACATCGAAGAGTTCTACCTGGATGTCACTTTGTCGAATGACCTGGACGAGTACTACTCGACCCGCTCCCGCTATTTCGCTGCGGCCAAGCAGCAGCCCAGCCTAGAGAAATCCGTCTACGCTAAACTGGGCGAGTGGGAGGACGGCTGGATCCGTTCTCACCCGCTGGCAGCAGCCGAGCTTAACCGCCGCTCAAACCCCGACTTTGTTCACGGCGAGATTGCGCCCGGCCTGGGCCGGCTGGCGGATGGTACCGACCCTCTCCCCGAGAACCTCGCGTCCCTGCGCCCACAGATCAACGAGATGTGGGCTGACTACCAGGAGTACCGCGAGGCGTACATGAAGGTGTCGTTCTACGACAACGCCGGCCGCTCGAAGCTGAACAGCCAGTATCAGCGCCAGGGCGATATCAAGTGGCTGGGTACGCCGTTGTCGGGCCTCTCGATGGAGGACCGCCAGGCGATTGAATCCCAGTCCGGCCAATTGTCTGGCCTGTGGAACCTGATGCGCGTAACGGAAGGTCGGTAGACCTGTGGCATGGGAAGCTAGCGTCAACTCAGGGGCTGCCGCCGTGGCAGCGGCGCAGCGCGTAGCCGCGGCGAATGCCGCTGCCCGCGCCCGTGTCGCGGCCGACTTCAAGCGGCGAGGCATCGTCGCGCCGTGGACTGGTCGGCCCAGAGGGCGCCGGTCACCCCTTCCACGAGGTCGCACGGTGTCCCCTGATGGGGGCTACCGCCGTCCTCCGACGCCAGCGCCGACGCCCGTATTTCAACCGCCAAGTCCCCGCACGCCCTCACCAGACCTGCTCGGGCTGAACGGCGGTGACCGTTCCCAAATGGGTCCATTCCCCCTCGGGGATCCTCGGAGGAATTCGGGGTATGTCGCCAGTCAGGCGACCATGGGCCCGTTTGCCTTGGGTGATCCCAGGCGGGGCACGCCTCCAATTGGCGCTCAGGACTTGATAGGCAACGCCCTCGATCCTGATGCCATGCCGGTGCCGGGCGGTACCTCGAACGTCACTTATCTGAACGACGGCCCAGGCGGCAAGCCGGGATCGCGTTTGCCGGGCGAGTCGTTCATGGGCATTCAGCCCAAGACGATGGTCGACCCGAACGAGATCAACCGCTTCGGGGGCATGTCGCCGGAGCAGCAGGAAGAGGCTCGCAAGAACGAGCGCGAACTGCGCGAGGGTGGCCGACACGCTAAGACGGTCGAGCAGATGGTGGAGGACATCAAGAAGGATCCCCTCCAGGATTCAGCCCGGTTCCTGCTGGGCTCGGAGCTGGCCGACGGTTTCCGCGCCGAGTCCCGTAGCCGGTACTTCACCAACGACGACCTGATCGACAACCCGCTGCTGGCGGCACTCAACGAACTGAGCGTGTGGTCCACGTATCGCCTGAAGGTGGCGGAGTGGAAGAGCAACAAGAACAAGACTGGCGATGTCGAGCTGGGCGAGGACGACACGGGCGACGGCACTTTCATGGGCCTAGTCGACTCCGGCTCGTTCTCCTCGGTCACAGGCCCAGGCAACCTGGCCCCGTACTTGGTGACTCGTGACGAGACTGGCCTGCTGGTGGTTGTTACCGCGGATCAGTGGATTCAGGCCAAGTACGCGCAGATGCGCCACGATCCAGTGTTCGCGGCCGAGATGATTACCGCCCTCGCCGCCGCCTCGGCATACGGCTCGGACTCGTCTTCCAACAGCCAGGCGTCCCGCCTGATCGTTGACGCTGACGGCAACCCCGTGAAGGGCATCGCCGGGGCCGAGGACATGAAGGCCCTGAAGTGGCTGGCTAACGAAATGGTCATCTTGCAGAACCAGGGCGATGAGGTCGCCATCGACGACTCGATCTCTGAACTGGTCGCGCTCGGGCTGGATATCGCCACTGAGGTGGGCGACGAGTACGACTCCGACGGTGGCTACGGCGGAGGCGGCTGGGGCTACGGGGGCGGTGGCGGGTACGGAGGTGGAGGCGGTGGTGGCTCTGGCGCGGTGCGCTACAGCGACGCCACCATGCTCACCTCGATGGTGGGTTCGATCGCCCGCCAGCGGATGGGTCGGGAGCTGACTCCCGAGGAATCGGCGCTGTTCGTGCAGTACTACCACAAGCTGGAGGAGCAGTCCTCAGCCGCGTACTACGCCGGCCAGTCGAACACGCAGTTGGACCCGGAGGGCCAGGCGGTGGCCTGGGTCACCAGCCACTTCGCCGAGCAGGCCGCGGCGAACCAGTACGGGAATCTGGCGGTGGAGTTCTTCAACATGATGGGTAGCTCGAATCCGTTCGGAGGTCTCTCATGACGGCCCCCGCGCCTCCGACGCCGGAGGACATCAAAGCCCAGTATGGCTTCGTGGCCATGCTGGCGCAGGCCGTGCCCGAAATCGGCACGCTCATGCAGACGGCCGTTCGGGAGAAGTGGACTGCCGAGCGCTTCCAGATGTCAGTGGCTCAAACCCACTGGTGGAAGGCCACGCCAGCCCAGACTCGCCAGTGGGTAACCCAGCAGATCGCAGACCCGGCATCCGCCCGCAGGGCGATGCTGACCGGCGGCGACGAAGTCACGCAACGGGCCCTGACCTACGGGTTCCAGGGCGTGCCGCACGAGGCGGCCCAGAAGATCTGGCTGGAAGGCCAGCTCCGGGGCTACGACGAGAAGATGATGGACACGTGGGTGTTCAATGCCATCTTCTCCCTGGGTCGAGCAGGCAAGGTCACGACCGTAGGCGGCGAGGTCGGTGCCCGCATGTCGGACGCCCAGCAGCTGGCATCGGCCTACGGCTACGTGCCGCAGGACCTGGAGGCCCAGATCCGCAAGGCGGTGGGCGACAGCTTCAGCAACAGCCAGGACCGCACCACCGGCCTGGTGGCATGGCAGGAGAAGCTGAAGAACTATGCGGCCAGCAAGTACGCGCCGTTCGCTGACCGCATCAAGGCAGGCGAGACGGTGCAGGACATCGCCCAGCCCTATATCGATATCTACAGCCAAACGCTGGAACTGAACCCACAGGACGTGGGTTTGGACGACCGGTACCTACAGCAGTGGATGCAGGGCAAGGCGGAGGCGGGTAAGCCTCCGGCCGCGGTGCCGGTGTGGCAGGCGCAGCAGGAGCTGCGTAAGGACCAGCGGTGGGGCTACACGAACAATGCCAGGCAGGCCGTGGCTGAAACGGCGACGGTGATCGGCAAAGCGTTTGGGATGATCGGATGACAGCGCCCACGTTCGACAACAACGCCTTCGCCATGCTGAGCAGCTTGCTTCAGCAGTGGGGACTCACGTCGCTGTCCGGCGACATCCGGGACATGCTGACAGCCGGTGACACGGCCGAGGTGATCCCCATCAAACTGCGCGAAACCGAGGCGTACAAGACTCGGTTCAAGGGCAACCTGGAGCGGGTACGCAACGGACTGCCCGCCTTGTCCGAGGCCGAGTTCCTGGCGACCGAGGCGAGCCTGAAGAACGTGGTCCGCAGGTATGTTGGCTCGGGCGAGTACGACACGCAGGACAACCTCAACAAGTGGATCTCCAACGATCTCAGCCCGCAGGAACTGAACGATCGCCTGGGCATGTACCAGGAGAACTGGGACATGCAGCCGCGCGAGGTCAAGGACGCCTGGGCTCAGCACGGGCTCACGCCACGCGACGCGCTGCGTGCGCTCATGGATCCGAACGTGACGGAGACCAACCTGAAGCGTCAGTCCGCCATTTACTCACTGGGCGCCGAGAACGTGAAGGCGCTCGGCGATCGGTCAGTACTGGACACCGAACGGTTGGGTCAGCTCGCCGACTCGGGCGTCACCGCTGCCGAGGCCCGCGACGGCTATCGGGAGATCGCCGGCCGCGAAGAGTACGAGGGCTTCCTGGCTCGCACCGCGGGCGTGAACCTGTCCCGCGAGGAGCAGGAGAACGCGGCCCTGCTGAATGACCAGAACGCGGAGCAGAAGCGCAAGAAGGTGCTGAACACGGACACGGCCCGGTTCGAGGAGAACTACTTGGGCACGCAGTCTTCGCTGATGCGGGACCGCTCGGGCTCGTACTGATAGTCAGATTCAATCTGACGTGGGTATCGATTTCCGCCTTTCTACCATTGAGGGGTCCGGCAATCACGTTGGACTTCCGGGATGGAAAGGTGGGGCGAGATGCCCAAGGAGAATGTCAATTGCGCAGCCATCGATGGCCTGCGCACAGAGGTCAGCTGGCGAGCGGATTCGCATGTGCAGTTGGCCACCGCGAACACGCACAGCACTCTTCGCCTGGGCGAAGACGGTCGCGGCAGCGATGAGCGCGACGAAACGATCCAGGGCGACCCGTTCTTCGGGTGGCATGTGACGCTCGATCGAGACGGGATCAATCGACTGATCCGCGCCCTGCGCAGGGCGAGAGACGCCGCATTCGGATCGGATGCCTAGTCAACACGGCCGCCCCCTCTGCCCATTCGGGCACGGGGCGGTTTTCTATTCCCCCAGGTCAGCCTATATAAGTGGCGACTTATACACTAGTGACATCCCGCTCGCACGAGCCTAGGTGCGTAGCGGCGTAAACGATAGGCACGTAGTAAGCAATCCCGTGCAGGTGTCCCCTCGCCTGTCCGGCGGCTCAAGAGGGCGAAAGGTACAAAACCGTGTCTGACACCAACGAGTTCGTTACCGACGACACCGACTCGCAGGATCCCGGCAAGCTGCGCCAACTGCTGAAGCAGGCTCACGCCACGCTGAAGCAGAAGGACCAGGAACTGGAATCTCTCAGGTCGCAGGAGGCCGAGCGTTCCGCTCAGGCCGCATGGGACGAACTGAAGGTGCCTGACGCCATTCGCGATTTCTACAAGGGCGAGCAAACGCCCGAGGCCATGAAGGCTTGGTGGGAAGACTCCAAGAGTTTCTTCAACATCGAGCAGGCCGAGCAGGACAAGACGGTTCAGCAAACACCGGAGCAGCAGGCCCAGAGGGCCGCTGCCGAGCAGTACCAGCAGGCCGCAGGTCTCGGTACTGATTCGCTCGCAACCGGTGTTGAGGCGGCGTTCGCGAAGGCGCAGGCAACGAAGACGTTGGGGCGGGGCGCGGAATTCGACGCCGCCCGCAAGGCCCTCTACGAAGCTCAGGGTGTCCCTGAGTACTGATCCGTAGAGCGCGGCGGGCTCACCCTCAACCGACTCACGCGTAAAGCGTAAGTCGCCCAGCGACCCCGAATTCTCGGGGTGCGCGAAAGGAATGAGTCATGCCGGTTCCCGGTGGTACAACCACTAACACCACAAACTTCGCGACCCGCATCTACCAGGCCCTGGACCTGGAGGTCGCGCCCTACCTGGTTGAAGAGCCCATCTTCCGGGCCTTCACCGACTCCCGCCCCGTGCGCCAGGCGCACCCGGGCAAGGTCATCCAGAAGACCGTCCGCGGCGAGCTGGCCCTGGCCACCACGCCGCTGTCCGAGACCGCCGACGTCGACGCGGTTGCGCCTCCGGCCGATCGCCAGTTCACGGTGACCCTCAACGAGTACGGCAACGCGATGGTCGAGACTCGCCTGCTTCAGGCGACCGAGTGGTCTCAGGCTGTGGGCGCCGAGATCGGCGAGGAGCTGGGCAAGAACGCCACCCGCTCCATCGACGCCGTGTACCGGGCCGTACTGGATGGCGCTTCGAACGTGGCCTACATGGCTGCGGGCGGGCCGCAGCTGGCGAACCCGACTGCCGCGTCCACCACCAAGATCACCTCGGTTGGTGTGACCACCATGAAGACGCTGCTTCGGCGCCGCAACGCCGAGCCGCGCTTCGGTGACAAGTCGGCCTGCGTCATCCACCCGGACGTGGCGCACGACCTCTTCGCCGAGTCGGGCACCAACACCTGGAAGCAGCCGCACGAGCAGGTCGACACCAGCGCCATCTACAACCGGATCCTCGGTGACTACATGGGCGTTCGGTTCATCGAGAACTCGAAGTGCACCGTGGTTGCCGGAACCAACGATGTCTACAACAACTACTTCATCGACAAGGAAGCCCTTTTCGAGGCTGTGGGTCAGGACATCATGCCGGTCGTGGCGGAGCCGATCGACGCGCTCAAGCGGTTCTACCGCGTGGGCTGGTACGCGCTGCTGGGTGTGACTCGCTTCCGCGAGAACGCCATCCAGCTCCTGAAGTCCAGCAGCACCATCGAGTCCGGCTTCTACGCGGGCACCGTCCCCGCGCTGGACGGCAAGGCATAGGCAACCTCGCAGCCAGGCCCTCACTACTCCGGGGGCCTGGCTCGTGGTGCCTGCCCATTGGAGGGCAGTAGCTATCGCAGATTTTGTCTTCAACATCGCCAAGGGCAAGGTCAAGTACTACGCCGAACTGCCCGCGGCCAACGACGCTCTCGTCGTCATCCCCCTGGAGTCGTCCGGCATTGAGGCGGACGCCACCCTCAAGGACTACGACGACGTGGCGGCACTGCTCGCTGGTTCCACGAACGAGCAGACCACGGCCGGCAGAAAGACCATCACCTCCGTCACCAACACCGTGGATGACACGAACGACCGGTTTGACTCGGACTTCGCCGACCAAACCTGGACGGGCCTCACGGGTAACGCGATCGGCGCTCTGCTGATCGCCTACGACCCGGATACCACCACGGGCACCGACTCGACGCTGATCCCGCTGACCAAGCAGGACTGGGCCATCAGTCCTGACGGTTCGGACGTGACAGCCACGGTCTCCAATTTCTACCGCGCCACCTAAGGGGTCTCGTGTACGTCCCGGTCAACGTTGAGATCGACTATAAGAACACGGGTCCGCAGAATGTGCCGGCCAACTCCACCCAGGAGTTTGTGTTCCCCGCCCCCTCGGGCTGGACCGGCATTTCGTGGGGTTTCAGTTCCGTGCATCCAGTCCTGGAGTTCCAGGATCTGGGGTTTCAGCTGAACGAGAACGGGCAGCAGATCTTCCGCGCGACGGTGCGGAATCCATCCGCAACCGATCGGCCCCTGCGGTTCACGTTCGTGCTCATGAAGGTGTAGCCCACTCATGGCGGTTGCGTTCCGAGCGTCGTCTACGACCGGCGCGGGCGATAGCAACATCTCCACCTGCACAATTCCCCGGCCGACGGGAACGGTGTCGGGTGACATTGTGCTGGCCGCCATCGAGATCTGGACGAGTGGCTCCGGTACGGTGGCGGTCACGCCGCCTACCGGATTCACCCAGATTGTGGACATCAACCTGGATGCCGACTCGGGCTGGCAGAAGCTGAAGGTGTTCTGGAAGCGGGCGGGCGGGTCGGAGCCCGCCTCGTACGTTTTCACGCTGGCCGCTTCCAACTGGAATCAGGGGCAGGCCATCGCCATTTCGGGGGCGAAGGCGTCGGGTGACCCAATCGGGGTGAACATCAACACGGCTACGGCCGCTACGGTCACGACTAGCATTCCGACGACCACGCTGTCGTCGCTGGCATTCCAGCCGTTCCTCGCACACTTCGTGGCGAACGAAAGTTCGGCTTCACAAACGACCGTGCCCACGTCGTTCACGAACACCCAGAACGCCAACTACCTAAAGTCCAACTATCGGGTGCCGGGCTCGACCGGTTCCTTCTCGGCTAGCGGTGGAGTGCTGAACGCCAGCACTTCTATCGTGGCGGCTCTGATCGCCGTCGAGCCGGACACTGGCGGCAGTTCGGTGGCGGTCAATACGGCCACCGAAGCAGATGCTAGTCAGTCGATCGGCAAGCGCAAGACGAAGGCCATCACCTTCCCGACCGAGACTGAGACCGCGCCACCCGTGGCCCGCTCCAAGCACAGGGGTCTGACGCAGGCGGTCGAAACTGACACCGCATTAGGATTTATCCGCTCGAAGCGCAAGAGTGTCTCACAGGCCGTTTCCACGGAGACTGCGCAGCCTATTGGGAGACTGCGCTCCAGGACACTTGGAACAGCGTCTAGCACCGAACAGGCGCTTCCCATCGGGAAGGTCAAACGCAAGTCAGTTGGCACTGCCACGGCAACCGACGCGGCCGTAGCCATCGGCTCCACGTCGGGAATCAGCCAACCCATTGGCACCGCCACCGAAACGGAGATTGCTCTCCCCATCGGCTACCGTCGATCGAAGCCGATCGGGACTGCGGTCGAGGTTGACTCGGCATTGCCTGCCGAGTTTGTGAACCCCGCCTGGCGACTGGTGGTCCCCACCATCCAGGAGAAGTACGCGCTACCCAGTACGCGGGGCGCGCTGCTCGTCTCGAACTATCGGGAAGTCACCGTCTTCGGCGATGACGACGACCTGTTCACCACGGCTCTCGGCGTGCCAAGTGAGGGCACTGACGAGTACGGGGCTATCCCTTTCGGGACCAAGTACATTTGGTATGGCGGGCACGTGAATACGACCGATGATCCCGCAATCAGAGACCTGTGGCTGGCCCACGGATTCGAGGTTGAAATTGTCTCAGCCAGTTAGCAACTGCCGCAGCGGTTGCCCGGAGCCCGGGACTCACGAGTCGTGGGGCGCTTGCGCACGTGCCGCCAACCTCCAGACTCTCGTCGGTGATCAGGTGGATGCCAACCGCAGGCTCGAAGCGAACCTGGCCGAATACCGCAGGGTGCGCAAGCAGGGCATTCAGCCAAAGTCCATTCGCCGGACCTACGTTGAGGCCGCCAAGAAGGCGGCTAACGCATGACCACACTTGGAGATCTCGCCGAACAGGTCATCGCCGACCTGAATCAGGCGACCACCAATCAGGAGCGGACCGGCACGTTCGTCGACTGGTCCCGCAACGATGCCAACGCCATTGTCGGCGTTCAGCTCAGTGACATTTCCAGCGACCTGACCAACTCCCGCGTCGAGCTGTCGACCGGCGAGATCGTGCACGTATCCAGCTACAGCCTGGACGGTGGCACCGCCACCTGCCCGCCCTGGTTCCGGGCGCAGATGGGCACAGTGGCCAACGACACGGTGACGGCCAATACGCGGGTCATCGTGGACCCGCGCTGGCCACGCCATCAGGTGGCCCAGAAGCTGATCGAGGGCATCTGCGCCATCACCGAGGACCTCTTCGCGGTCGGCGAGGTGGACCTGTCTACCACTCCGCTGGCGTCGAGCTACGAGCTGCCCACCGACTGCCTGTCGGTGCTGAACGTGACGCTGGAGACGATCGGCGGGGTTCAGCGGCACATGCCGCTACGCGCCTGGTCCCTGGACACCAAGAACTCGGACAGCAAGGTGTGGCTGCGGGTCGAGCCGATGGGGCTCGCCGGCTGGACCATGCGGGTCACCTACCGGAAGGCGCCGGTCATCCCGGTCGCCTCCAGCCTGTCCACCACTTGGACGTCCACGGGCCTGCCGGACTCGGCCAGTGACCTGCCGGGCCTGTACGCCAAGGCCGCCCTGATCTTGTCGCCCGAGGCGGCACGCACCCAGCAGTCCTCGGTGGAGCAGGGCGAGCGGTCCCGCTCCTTGCAGGGCTGGTCGGCCACGGCCTCCAGCCGCAGGTGGCAGGAGATCTTCGATCGGCGGCTGCATGACGAACGCCGCAAGCTGCGTGACCGGTTCCCGGTCCGTCCGCACAGGGAGCTGACCAGCTGATGAGTGGCGAGAACTACACCAACACAGCATCCGTCGCCGCTACTACGGCGCCGGTCGGGCCGAGCGACACCAGCGTCACTCTCTCCTCGTTTACCGGCTATCCTGCGGCCCCGTTCTGGGCCATGTTCGAGAAGGCCACGGCCTCAGCCGAGCTGGTGCGGGTCACCAACGTGGCCGGGTCCACGCTCACCATCGCCCGCGGGCAGGGCGGCACTGCCGCCACCTCGCACGGAGCTGGCGTCGCCTTCGAGCACGCTGTGCCGGCGTCCTACTTCAACGAGGGCGAGGCGCACCGTGCGGCGACCAACGCGCACGGCGTGACCGGCAACGTGGTCGGCACCTCCGGCAGTCAGACCATCCAGGACAAGACGTTCCGGGGCGCACACAGGTCGGTGTTCTCGGACGCCCTGCCGGCCGGAGTGACCGCCTCCTACGAGTCCTCGGCGGACACTGCCGCGGCGAGGGACGGGTTCGTTCACCGCAACACGGCCGGCGACGTGGACCGTCGGGGGCTGCTGATCCAGCAGTCTGGCGTTGACCGGGTGCAGGCATTCAACGATGGCACCGTCGACCTCAACCCTGGCGCGAGCGCCAGGCCGGGGTTCCGCAACCGGGGCACCACCCAGCTGGACGGGGCTGTCACCGCGGGTGCTGCGGTCACCGTCACTGGGGCTACCACCTTGAACGGTGGCGTGACCGTCTCGGGCACGGCGGCCCTACCGGCGGTCACCGCTACGACGGTGAGCGCCGCCTCTGTGTCAACCACTGGCGCCATCCACGCTGGCGGCAACCTGGATACCGACGGCACGCTGGTCGTAGACGGGGCGTCCACGCTGACGGGTGCGGTAGCAACCGGCGCCCTGACGGTCACCGGGAACACCACCATCAGCGGGACGCTGACGGCCAGCTCGACTGACGTGCTCGCGGCCATCAGCACAGTGAACGGCAAAGTGCTGACCACGTCTGCGCCGGCTCGCGCCTACCTGCTCCAGGACACCTTGCAGCCCGTGGCGAACGGGACCTGGACGGCGATCAACTTTCAGGTCGAGGACTTCGACTCCGCCAATGGGCACTCGACCAGCGTCAACATCACCCGCTACACAGCGACGGTCGCCGGCAAGTACAAGATCGGCGGGAAGGTCAGCTTCGAGCCGAACTCCACCAACGCACGCGGCGTGCGAGTCCACAAGAACGGCGCCGTTGTCACCGGCTCCGAGGTGATGCTGCCGACGCCGTCAGGTGTCGTGGCCTGCATCCCTGTCCCGTCCGATGTGTTCGTGGAGCTGAACGGCACCACCGACTACGTGGAGATCGCGGCCTGGCAGAACTCCGGCGGCTCCCTCAACACGTCGGTTCTGGACGCCGGCAAGCAGTCGTTCATGAGCGTCCTGCTCGTCCGCAACAACGCCATCGTGTAGGACGAGGAGCCCACCCGTGAGTCCAGCGCCGCCGGTCACAGTACCGTTCATCCTGTCGGGCCGATTGACGGCCGCGATAGAGCGCGGCGTACCCCACGACATCATGATCGGTGGGATCCCGTTCCGGGTGGCGCCCTCTCAGCAGGACCCGCTGCTGTGGGACATCCGCCCCTCGGAGAAGGAGCAGTTCGACAGCTCGCAGCAGGCCGGAGAGAACTCCTTCGGTGACTGGTGGCTGCGCTCGCAGGCCAGCTTCCACGGCGGCTGCGCGCAGAAGTACCTGGACTCAGGCAATCCGGAGATCGCACGTATCCGCTTTGATACGTCCGACGCTGCGTACGTGCACGAGGCTGGACAGGTCACTATCGCCGGTCAGTTCTCCTCGCTGTCCCTCGGCCGGAACCTGTGTGAACAGGTCACCTGGTCCGCTACGCAGCGGCTGGTCACAGCCAGCAACTCGGACAACGAGGTGTACATCTCCACCCTGCCCGGCCTCCTGTCCACCACTACGGTGGTGTTGGGTGCGTCGGGCGTGCCCGCGGCGATGACCACCGACGGCGTGAACATCTTCGTCGCCATCAGCGACGCCATCTACCGCATCGACTCGGCAGGTGTCGCGACCCTCATCCACTCCACTGACATCCCGTTCACGGGCCCGGTGGTGTTGGGCTTCGCCAAGCAGCGGCTGATCGCCTGCATCGGCAACGAGGTGTTCGAGCTGGACCCCGACCCTCCAGCGCCGCCCGACACCACGCACACCCCGCACTACATCAACCCGTCCACCGACTACGTGTACACGACCGTGGCGGAAGGCCCGAACGGGATCTATCTGGCCGGCTACTCCGGCACCAAGAGCGACGTGTCCAGCATGTCGGTGACCGAGTCGGCCGGCACACTGGTGCTCGGCCCGCCCGTGGTGCAGCTGCGCATGCCCCCGCGGGAACTGGTCAACGACCTGTTCTTCTACGTGGGCTCCCTGTTCGCCCTGGCCACCACCAACGGTGCCAGGGTCGGCTCATTCACCCCATACGGCCAGCCGCAGATGGGCACTCTCCTCATTGAGGATGTGCCGTGCCACTCGCTGACGGGTGACGGCACCCTCATCTATGCGGGTGCGCAGGACTCGGTGTGGTGGATCGACCTAGCTACACCCACCGACCAGGCGGGCGGCTACGCCCACGCCAAAGCGGTCTCGGGTGTCGGCGTGGATGCCGACGATGTGGTAACCGGTATCGAGGTGCACGCAGGCGGCCTGATCTTCGGCGTGACCGAAGGCGGACAGTTGCTGTCGCAGCCCGAGTACCTGCCGGATGAGGCGACCCTGACCACGTCGTGGGCTCGGTTCGGGACGACCGAGCCGAAGCGGCTGCACTACGTGAGCGTGGAGGGCGAGCTGCCCGCGGTGGCTGGTATTGACTCGGTCCTGTCGGTGACAGTAGAGAACGCTGAGGGCGAAACGGTCACGTTCAACGTGGCCGGTGGTGGGTCCAACTTCGAGTTCTCCTGCCAGGGCCTGGCCGCTAGCCAGGCGTTCCGCCTGCACTTCACCCTGCGCGATAACGACGGTGGACATGGGGTGCTGCTGCGCAGCTGGCAGATGAAGGCGAAGCCGACACCTACCCGGTTCCCTGAGGTGACGCTGCCGCTGCACTGCTTCGACCGGGAGCAGGCTGAGGGCCAGGAGCAGATCGGCTACGACGGCTACGCGAAGGACCGGCTGCTGCCGCTGCTGGCTTTGGCTCAGCGTTCGGAGCAGGTGACGGTGCAGGACAGGCTGCTGAACGTCAACTATCAGGCCGAGGTCACGCGCGCCCAGTTCCGCCAGGACGTGGGCTTGGCGACGAACAACAAGTTCGGGGGAACTCTCAACGTCATCCTGAGGCAGGTGTAGCGACATGTCCGAAGGCGGCGTGCGGGTCAGCAACCGGGAGATCTACGACTTGGTTCAGAACGTGGACAGGACCCTGGTCACTGTCGAGTACAGGCTCGCCCGCCTGGAGGAGAGGGCTAAGGCTCGCTCGGCTCGCGGCTGGTCCTTCTGGATGGCGGTGCTGGCCAGCCCGGTCACGGGCGCCGTTCTGGCCGTGTGGGGCATCAAGAGCGGAGGCGGAGCATAGCAATGGAAGGCAACGACGACTGCGCCTGCGGCAAGGGCGTCCTTGAGGTGTCACTTGCCCACTACCTGTCCTGCGGGGGCGACGCGCCCATGTCCATGACAGAAGCTGAAGACTTTGAAGGCCGACTGGCCGTTCGCCTAGAGAACGCCCTGGCCGAGTGGGGTGCCGAATGAGCTGGTCAGCGTGGAAGTGGGACCTCTGGACGGTCCTGTGGCTGACGTGGATCCTGGCGTTCTTCGTCCTCGAAACCTGGACCTTGGTCAATCGCTCGCACAACGAGCTGACCGCGCATCTTCGGCCGCTGATCCAGTCAGCGCCGCCCGTCTGGTTCGTGGCCTTGGGCCTGTGGGCTTGGGTGCTGGTGCACTTTTTCGTGCAAGGCATGGACTGGAAGGCACTGTTCAGGGTCGGCTAGGCAGCTCGCCAGTCCTCAACGTCGCACCAGTTGGACCACGTGATGGTCCGTGAGATCAGCCGCCCTCGCTGCCCGCCTGGCAGCTTCGTCGAGATGTTGATGAAGCTCTCGGCCCGTTCACGGTTGAACTCGCCTTGACCCATGACGGTGATGGTCCCGGCGATATCCTTTGGGGCAGTCCACTCAATGGCGTACTCGACCTGGACCAGCGGGTCCATCACGTCTCCTCGCTGAACGTGGGTGGCTTGACCGCCACCTCGTCGGCATCTGCACGCGGCAGGTACATCAGCTTGTCCGGCCCCACCGCAGTACCCTCCGGCAGGACCACATCCACGTACTCCCGGTACAGGTCCCATAGTGGCTTGACGCAGGTGGAGCAGAGGGCGATCTGCCAGGTGGTAGCACCGTGCACGATGCGCCGGAGGCAGCCCTGCCGGTCGCCTAGTGGCGGTTCTGGTTCGATGACGCGTCCGCATTTGGAGCATTCCAGAACCTCACGAATGGGCATCAGGCAGCCTCGTCAACCTGGCCGGGGAACTTAACCCCGTTGGCCCCGAGGTATGCAGCGAACTTCCGAAGCAACTCTTCGGCCTTCGCTTGGCAGTCCTCCCGGGTCACGCCGCTCCACTTCTTGCGCGACCACCCCGGCAGGTCGGTCGTGAGCTTCCAGGGTTCCGGGTCGTTCCGAACCGTGCCCCATCCATAACTGAAGAGGCGAACCTGGCCCACGTAGCCAACGGTGCCGAATCGCCCCTCTTTCCACTGGATGACCTGCTGCGAATCACTCATTGCCGACGCTCCTCAAGGCCACCACGTTCTCCTGCTCCACCCATAGTAGGTCGCTGCCTGCCAGCAACTGGTTACGCTTCAGCCTGTCCGGCTGCACCCCAATGTAGATCATCGTGGTGCTCGGGCTGGCATGTCCCAGCATCACCTGCACCCTGTTCAGGGCTGTCGGCTCCGGCACCTCATTCGCCACCAAACGGTCGTAGAGCGCCCGAGCCATGCTCCTGCGGGTGATGTGTACCCCCTGCCCTTTCAGGGCGATCTGAGCGTCCCCCGTGATGCGCGCGGCATGCTTCTGCACGATGTGCGCCAGCCTGGACGGAGCCTGCTCCGGGCGGTAGATCCACCGCTGCTTCGAGAACGGCGTGGAGATGCGGCTGGGGATCAGGAACCACTGCTTGTCCAACGAGCCGCAGTGTTCCTGGTACACGTAGGCCCAGCGCTGCCACTCCTCCGCCAGATGCCGGGTCACCGGCATCTGGTCGGCATCCGTGGTCTTCTTGCGGAACCAGGCCAGCTCGCCCGTCTGCATGTTGAGGTGGGCGATGCGCCGGTTCCGAAGCTCACTGTCCCTGCCCAGCGTCTGCGACGCCAACGCCAGCACCCACCGTTCCCACGGATCCTCGCACGTCTCGATCATGTGCACTACCTGCGCGGCCGACAGGCGAAGGTAGTCCTTCGGCTCCTCTCGCGGTAGCGACTGGCAGGCGTCCAGCACGAACGGCGAGACCACGCCACGGCGAACCAGATACTCGATGAAACCCTTCGTGCGGGTGACCGTCTTGTTGTAGCTGGCGTTCGCCAGCTTCTTGCCCTGTCCCCCGGCCCGGCCCTGCCGGAACTCCCACAGCCAGTCCCGCAGCCACTCCTCATCCATGCCGGAGGGCTGGCGGCGGGTCGCGTCCCAGGACGCGGCGAGCCGATCAAGGGTGCTCTTGATGTTGTCGTAGGTACTTTCACCCATGCCGTCCCGGCGGGTGCGCAGGTACCGATCGACCAGCTCATTCATCTTCACGAGGCCAACCTACCTTGTCAGAAGTACTGAAAGCAACACTTCCTTGTAGTGGCTTTCCCATAGGACTAGGTCTCGTGGCACGACCTCGGGGAGATCCCCTACAAGTAGGGCCATCTTGCCAGGTGGACACGCACTTGTGTCAAGCCCAGCTTTCCTTGTACCCTGAAAGTCATGACAGTCGGTAATCATCCGAATCCGGGTCGAACGTCTGACATCACCGACGAGGAGATTCGCCACCTCATGGACCAGGGCCTGTCCGCCTCGGCCATGGCGCGGCACTTCACAGAGCGCGGCCGGAAGCGCTCACCGCAGGCCATGGCGCTGCGCGTGCGCAAGCTGAGGGACCAGGCCGCGGAGCGAGCGAACTACATCCTGCCGTGGCGGATCCAAGACGCGCATGGCACCGGCTGGGTGTACAAGTCGGCACTGGCCTACGGCAAGCATCGGGCCGGGCGGGGCGTCACGCCCGACGAGCTGAAGATGTCCCGGGAGCTGGAGTACATGCTGAGCGAGCGGGACGCGGTGCTCACCTACGACTACAACCAGGGCTTCCTGATTCGCGACCGGCGGCCTGACGACGGACCGGGCGTGTTGGCCAAGAGTTAAGCCGCGGTCTTCTCGCGCCACCTCTCGATGGTGCGCCTGCTCAAACCGAAACGCTCCGCCAGCTCATCCGGGGTCAGCTCCGAGCCCAGCCGCATCAGCGCCTGAATCTCCAGCAGGTACGGCTTGCGCAGGCCCGCGGCGTCACCCGTCCAGTAGCGGTACACCAGCGCCCAGTCGTACCACGTGTACCAGCCGTCGGGTACACCCTTACCAGTCTGCTGCTCGTCGCCCCATCTAGTGCTCATGCGGCCAGCGACAGGCTCTCGTGCAGCCGCTCCGCCGCGGCACGCCAGTACTCGAACCGTGTCGGATCCACGCCCATCTGCCGGGCCAGATCCGTGTACGGCAACTGCCGCCTGTCAGCCTTGGCGACCAGAGCCCTGATCTCCAGGACGGTGGGCTTGCGACTGCGGTCGTAGTGGCCGTCGAACATCTGCTCCACCGCGGCCCAGTCGAACCAGTCGCCCGCGGCGAAGTCCAAGCCAATGTCGTGATGGGCGCAGTATTCGAGGCGCCACACCATCGCGCCACAACGCGGGTGCCCGCACTCGACCACCTCTGCGCGGTACACGGTGAAGTGCCGCGCGCACAGGCCCGCTCTCCAGCGTCCCGTAGCGCAGCCCTCGACCAAGCAGGGGTCGTCACTCTTGCCGCGGTAGTCGAGCCGGGCGTACCCCTGGGCCGGCGGCAGTGGCCTGGGCTGCTCGCTCTGGTCGTCGATGTCGTCCCAGAGCATCGGCGGGGGCCAGCCGTTGCGGTACGCGAGCCGGCGGGTGCGCTCGGCCGCGTGACTCTCCGGCGGAACCAGGCAGGACAGGCGCTCGTAGACCTCGGCGACGCGGTCCACGTTGGACTGCCGAACCTTCTCACCCTTGGTCAGCTTGCTGACGCCACCGTGGCCGATGCCCATCTCGCGGCCGATATCGCGCTGAGTCCACCCCATGGCCATGAGGGCTTGGATCCTTCGGCGAGTGCCGGTCGCATCCACCCGCAGGTACACCAGGGTGCCTTTGCTCTTGTCGCCCTTGTACAGCTTCCAGGCGCGCTTGGCTGCGGGGCAGCGACAGCGCCAGTTGGTGTACGCCATGTAGGTGTCGCCATGGCGGTCGGCTTCGCAGGTGGACTCTTTCATGAATCAAGGACAGCAGTACTGCAAGCGAAGGTCAACAGAACCTGTCATGTTTCTGATTCGCGTCAGACGAGTCTGGATAGGGAGATTTTCACGCTTCCCGCACGCATCAGTAGGTAGTCCGGGACCTGAAGCAAGGGTCGCGCAACGCGCGTGACCAGGTACTAGGTGAGCCGCCGTTGGCAGCAGGCGGCTCACACTGTGCCGACGCTCCAGCTGGCGTCGGCCTGTACTTGTACTGTTACTGGAGGGCCGAGCTTTGGAGGCTCGGCCTGGACTGGTGCTGTGCCGGCGTTGCCGGCCTGCGTTGTCGCCTCCCCGTTCCGGCGACAACCTAGACGCCAAGAACAACAATTGGATCTTGCGGATCCATACCAGTGCCGGCGAAATTCACCCGTTTGGCGGTATCCGCCAGGTACAGGTCCAGTCCGTGAGCTTCTAAACTACTCCATTCGGAGTAACTTTCAAGATTGTCTTGCTTCTGCCCACTTGTGGGGTGAAAGTACAGCAATGGAACAAGGAAACGTCGAGATCCCGGAGGAGGCGTACGCCGCCGCCTACCGGGCAACCTTCGCCACCACGGGCGAGTGCACTGCGATCCTCAAAGCCGCAGCGCCGTTCATCGTCGCGGCCGAACTGGAGCGCATCTCCCTTCAGTTCGATGAAGTTGCCATCGCATACGACCGCTTGAATGACGATCCGGAACGGGACCGGACCCTGCATCTGACGGGCAAGGCCATCGGCTACGAGCGCGCGGCGCGAGACCTTCGCCTTCACGCCTCGCTGCTGCGCGGTGACGAGTGACGGCGCCCTCTCCCGCCGATGCGGCAGCGAGGCTGTCCGCATCTAGCGACCCTGGCATCCGCCAGGTCGCATGCGCGGGCAAGACGGCCCTCTTCTTCTCCCGCAGGACTCACCTCCAGCGTGAGGCCATCAAAATCTGCGACGGCTGCCCCGTGCGGGACTGGTGTCAGTCCGAGTATGAGGCGGCGCGGGCCGAGTTCGGAATTGTCACTGGCGTGTGGGCTGGCGTGGTGCACACGCATCACGAAAAGTTGGATAAACCTGTGGATACTCACACACCGTTACCACGTTGACCCGTGTTGACCTGCACGGTCAACACCCTGACGGGTGAATGTCCAGTTTTGTCAGCACCCTCTGTAACAAGTCCAAGATTCAAGAAGATGTGATCAGTAACATAAGCTCCAACCCCAGCTAGGGGGCATCCAATGACCACCACCCCTGGATACCGCGCCTCGTGGACCACCGACGGAACTGGACACTGGCAGGTCACTTTGCCCACGGACTGCTCCCGCGAGGACTTCCTAGCGCTCATGCCCGTGGTTGACGCTGTCAAGGCGTTCGTCGAGCCGACGATCAACAAGAGACCCCTGATCACGTTCCCGTTGAGCGATCTCGCCTCCTAGTCAACTCCGGCAGGCCCTTCCCCGGCCTGCCTTTTTCAGCCCCCATACTTGTAGTGAAGTACAGAAAGCAGTGATACAAGTGAGCGAACTTAAGGTCGGCGACCGGGTCCGGGTGACGGTGGACGCTGTCGTGAAGCAGGGCTCGGGTCCACTGAGCCCAGGGTTTCCGTCCGAGGTGTACGAGTTGGACTTCGGCGGAGCCGCCGAGGAGACCTTCAGCGCCGAAAACCTGACACTGGTCGAGCCGGCCGACGATCCGAGCAAGGACCCCGTGGGCACGGTTCGAAAGGCGCCCAACGGCCTTGTCGTGGTCCGGGGCCACGTGTTCCGGCCAGGCAACCTGTACCACCCGGGCTGGCTGGCAGTGACCGGCTCCTCGAAGCACACGCACGAGCAGGTGACCGGCTGGGAGGTCATCGGCGCCGTACCCGGTACGCCCGCATGGGAGGCGCAGCAGCCACGTGAGCCCAGGACATTCACCCTGCTTGGCCCAGAGCCTCCGGCCGTCGTGAATGTGGTAACCGACGGTGGCGAGATAGTGCCGTTCCTTGTGCGCTACGGTGACCACTGGCGCTGGTCGGACAAGGTCGCTGGCGATGAGGACTTCGGCTATAACGGTGGCCCCTGGGGGCCAGACCTGAAGCCCTTCACCCCGGAGAAGATCCTGACCGAGGTTGTCCCGTGATCCAGTTCTTCTTCTCTCCCGGTAGCCGCACCATCAAAGCCTTCAACGAGGCAGTCTCCTCCGACCTGCTCCAGCACATCGAGCAGGTGCAGGCATTCAAGGACACGCGGCCCACCGCGGGCCATCTGATTCTGGTGGCCGGCAATTCCAGTGCCAGTTCCGAGGTGGAGCGCTTCGCTTGGCGCCTGGGTGGCTACTGCGTCTACGTGCCGGAGTGCAGCGAATGGTTGACGGCGCGCATCCGCCAGGACTTGGCGGCCGGAACCGATCTGGCGATGGTGGATTCCTCCCTCGCCAAGACGGAACAACTCTCTGGGGCGAAGTGATGGCGGGCCGAACGATAGCCGCCGGAGTAGCAGCAGGCGTTGCTCTGCTTTGGTTCTCCTCGAACATCACTTTGCGACGGCAACGGAGTTGCCTCGCCGGCAGACCTGGAATCCTCCAGGTTCTGCACCGTCTGGCAATGGCGAGAATGCAGGCAGCAGAGAGGAGGAGAGCGCAGTGAGTGGGATCTGGCACCTGAGTGAACCGCCCAAGGATCGCGCCATTCTGGGTGTGTACTTCGACACGGCCGGCTATTCCGATTCGGCCGCCATTGTCTGGACCGGTGGGCACTGGGAAACCTACGACGGTCAGTCCATTGACGAGCCGGATGGCTGGCGTGATTTCGGAGAGGCAGCGTAATGGTCATCGACAGCTTCAGCGGGAAGTATCGGTTCCTCTCGAACTTCTGGTACGCGCCTCGTCACCTCGATGGCGAACTAGCGCCCACGGCGGAGCACGCGTTTCAGGCGCAGAAGACGGTGGACCCGGTGGAGCGTGCGCGGATTCTCGCGGCGGAGACGCCGGGCGACGCCAAGAAGCTCGGCCGCCGTTGCACCCTCCGCTCGGACTGGGAAAGGGTCAAACTCTCTGAGATGCGCCGCATTCTGGAAGTGAAGTTCGACTACGGAACTGACACGGCCATGCGCCTGATCGGAACCGGCGATGCACTGCTCGTAGAGGGCAACACGTGGGGCGACACCTTTTGGGGCGTCAGTCGTGGGAATGGCGAGAACTGGTTGGGCCATCTCCTGATGGCGCGGCGGGCGGAACTCATCGCCGACATTCGAGGTGATTCATGACCGCGCCAGCCGAAGAAGCAATCCGACAGGATGCCGGCCGTGGTCGAGTGATGCACCTATGGTGCATGCACTGCCTACCCGGCTGGGGCGGCGAGGCCAGGGCAATGTGCGGGTACCGCACCACGGATAGGAACAATCGTGGCGGTCCGGATAAGTGCGTGGTCTGCCGGGATCTGGAAAACGCACCGTGCGAGCGGTGCGGCGCATGACTGAGCCGGTTCTGGAATGCCAGGAATGCGGCGAGGTGATATGCCGCCTCAGCCCTAGCGAAGTGCAGCAGGTGGCTGAGAATCCCGAGCGATTCATCTTGACCTGCTCGACGTGCACAAGGGAGCTGAACTGGTGACCGAACTCCCGCGCATGTCGCACAGTAGGTATGCAGACCTCGCTTCGTGCGGTGAATTGTATCGACTTAAGCGTATCGAGAAGGTGCCCGTCACGCCCAGCATCTACTCGGTTGCGGGTACCGCATTCCACGAATGGACCGACAGGTTCGACGAAGCCCCATTCTTCGAGGGTCGGGATGACTGGTACGCCAATCGCATTGGCGAACTGATCCGCGAGGAAGAGGAGAAGTCAGGCTTCCCTTTCAAGGAGTGGGACAACCCGGCCCGCAAGGCGGGTGCCAATCAGGCGGCGCTCGACAAGTTCCGGGATGTGGTCGGCCCGGACATGGTCGGCAAGTACATTCGCTGGCGCGCCGACTCAGGCTGGGCCATCGCCGACATGGGGCCTTGTTTGAAGTGTGACGGCACGGGGCGAGTCTTCGGTAACGAGACGGGCCAGTTCGAGGACTGCGAGCTGTGCGAAGGCCAGCCCGGACGAATGGCCGTGCCCGGCATAGAGGTCGAGGTGAACTTCACCATTCAAGGGGTGGAGAACATCGCCAAGATAGACCGGATCTTCGAGATCCCCGAGACCGGACAACTCGTAGCTATCGACACCAAGACGTGGAGCAAGCGGCGGGTCACCGCGCAGCTGCCCACCTATCTGGTGGCGCTGCGGCAGGCCGGCTTTAATGTCCATGCCGCTGGCTACTATGAGGCTCGCAAGGGCGCGTGCACCGCCCTGAAAACCTACGAGTACTGGGACGAGAACCGGCTGGCAGCACTGCACGTGCAGGCAGCTTGGATGATTAAGGAACAGTGGTTCCTTCCGCGGCCGTCGGATGCTTGCGGCCAGTGTGACGTACGGCGTCACTGCGTTTACCGCCTGGACTAGCAATCAGCTAGCAGGCATTCCTGAGATACGAGGCAGCGGAGCTGTCCTCGCGTGAGATTAACGATTCCATCGTGAATCTGGAAGGATAGCCATGTCCAACCCCGAGAACAACTGGGTCCACATTTCCCTGAAGGCCGGCAATGGCGCGCTGCTCGACGTGCGCGCGGAGGACGGGGACACGCTGCGGGCGCTGGTGGATGGCGCCACCGAGCACGGCGTGTACGACCGGGCCGTGGCCGGCTTCGCGGCCGACGCCGCTGAGGCGGGCGTGGAGGCTGCCAAGAAGGGCTTCGGCAAGACCACCGAGCAGCCGAAGGCGAGCGGCGGGTTCGGCAACAAGGGCAAGCAGTCCGGTGGCAGTGCCGAGCTGGACAAGTACCTGGGTGAGCACGACGGGTACAAGGTGACGGTGAAGTCGGGCAAGTTCGGCCCGTACTTCAACGCCTACAACTCCACCTCCAAGGACCGCATCAACGTGAACGTGCCGAAGGGCATGGACCCGGAGCAGGCCACGTTGCAGGACGCCGTCGACACCATCTCGGCGGCCTGACATGGCTGAGTTCGTGAAGTTCGTGGAGTACAACGACCACGAGGGTGAGACCTGGACCTTCTGGCTCCAGCTCGACGGCAACAAGGATCAGCTCGACGAGCTGTACGAACTGATCGAGCAGTACGAGGATGCCCAGGGTTCGGAGTCCGAGTACCGGCTCGACACCGAGGTCCGTCTCCGCGAGGACCAGGTGGATGTACTGGTCGAGCACGGTGGCGGTGGCTATATGGACAGCCACAACAAGGTAGTCGGCACGCTCGTCGTTCCGGCCGACCTGCTTGCCGATAGCGAGTACGGCAAGAACCTTGATGACCTGTACAAGGGTGGCATCACGAAGCTGTTCACGGCGGCCTAGGTTGCCCTCGCTCAAGCAGGCTGCCAGGGCCAGCGCCCATGCTGGGCAGCCGATCCCCAACGCGTACCCCGCACTCGAAGCCAAGCAAGTGCAGCTCCGACGGGGACACCTACACGTGGTGGCATCGGCGCCCGGCGCGGGCAAGTCAGTGTTCGCCATCAACCAAGCCATCAAAGCAGGAGTACCCACCCTGTACCTGGCGATGGATGGTGACGAAACCAGCATGAGTATCAGGGTCATGCAAGCCTGGCATCTGTGGACCAGGGAAGAGGCCCTGGCCGAGATGGATATCGAAACCCCGAAAGCCAAGAGGGCGTTCGATATCATAGACCAGTACGTCCGCTGGGATTTCCCCAACTCCCCCGACATGGAGGAGATCAGGGACAGGGTATGGGCGTTCGCCGAGATCTTCGGCGAATACCCCCATCTGATTGTGGTGGACAACCTGATGGATGTGGTTTACGAGCAGTCGTCAGCCGCATACTCGGATGCTGAACAAGCCCTCACCGCCCTCGCTAGGGCGTGTGGCGCGGCAGTACTGGTCTTGGCACATGTGACCGGCATGCACGAGGGCTCGAAGGACACCATTCCCCTGAATGGGTTGATGTTCAAGCCGAGCAAGAAAGCCAGCCTGATTCTCAGCATGAACCCGGGCGCGTTCAGTGAGGTGCTGTACGTGTCGGTGTTGAAGAACAGGGATGGGCCGGCTGATCCTTCGGGTTTGGGTGTGCGTGCCCAGTTGACTGTCGATTACTCCCGCATGATGGCGAGTTAGCGGAGATGAAGATGGACGGGTTTATCGTGGAAGAGTCCGCCGATGGCGGCTGGTCTGTTTACGACACCTCTCAGTCACGCGCGCTGGACGAGTGGATGGCGGAGTTCCGCAACAAGTCCGACGCAGAAGAGTGGGCGGAGCGGAAGAGGCTGGAAGGATGAACACCGCCTCGATTGCAGACCTGCTCGATAGGTATTCCGGGCAGGATGTCTGGGGCCTGCTGGAATCCCAGGGCGAAGTCCCCGCCCCGAATGGTTGTCGCAGCTGCGGCGTCGACTACCAGGAGCACTGCCAACGGTACGACTCGATTTCGGGACGGCATGGATGGATTCAACCCCCGACCGTCACGATCCTCGCGCGAATGCGACTGCGTCGGGATCGTCGAAAGGCGAACCGATGACCGACATGCGTGAGCCGTTCGGTCGGCGCCTGCGGGAGATCTGGGTCAAGTGGGCGAGTGAACAGCCCGATCCCAAGCCCTCGTGGCTCCTGCCCTGGGACGAGCTGGATGAGGGACAGCGGGAGGTCGACATGCGCATGGGGGCAGCCCTGTGGCATTGGGGCTTCGACGCTTGCATGAACGCGATGGAGGCGTCACTCAACGAACTGAAGGAGTTGGGGGACTGATGAAGTCCAGCTCCCGTAACGGCGCCCGCGTCATCTGGATCGTCATCCACACCGCCGAAGGTGCACGTGACGTAGACGACCTGCAAGCGTTCTTCGAGCGCAGCACCAACTCATCCAGCCATGCCGGCGCCGATGACGAGAAGCTCGAAGAGGGCTGGGTGCCCTACGAGCTGGCGGCCTGGACCCTGCGCAGCGGCAACAGGTTCAGCGACAACCTGGAACTGTGCGGCTTCGCCGACTGGACGCGGGCCGAATGGCTTCAGCACATGGGCATGCTCACGCATGCTGGCCGCTGGATCAGGTCCCGCTGCCTGGCCCGCGGTATCCCGATCGTGAAGATCGGGCCGAGCGATGTGGACTTCGATCGGCCAGGCGTGATCGGGCATCACGACTACACGCTGGGCACAGGCGATGGCACACATTGGGATCCCGGTCCGGGTTTCCCGTGGGACGTAGTGATGGCAATTGCACGAGGAGAGCAGGACATGCAGGCAGACGAGCGCAGTTGGCTGGCCGACCTCCACATGACCGTGGTGTCGGGTGTCAGGCGTGACAAGCAGCTGAACCGGGACCTGGGCACGGTGAATGCCACCGCCAACACGGCCTCCATTAGGGCGGACGTGGCTGCGGCAGCAGCGAAGGAGGCCAAGGCGGCAGTGGAACAGCTGAACACGACCATCGGCCTGGCCATTGCCGAGGCGGTGGGCAACTACTTCCAGCAGAACCCGCCCGTGGTACAGGTGGACTACGCGGCCGTGGCGAAGGCTGTTGCGGACGAGAACCACCGCAGGACGGCCGAGTGATGGACTTCGGACAAGCACTCAACTTGCTGCGAGCTGGGTTCAAGGTCGCTCGCACTGACTGGAATGCCGCGGGCCAGTGGGTGGCCCTTCAGGTGCCCGACGACCATTCGAAGATGCGTCGGCCGTACCTCTACCTCCGGCCGGTCGATGGCAATCTTGTGCCTTGGGCCGCGACGCAGAGCGACGTTCTCGCCGAAGACTGGAAGATCGCCGAGTCCGACTGATGGCAACGGTCCGGCGCCCGTGTCAGAAATGCAACAGGAACCGGGCCGAGAAGTTCTTCAAGAGCCCGCGGGGTCGGGTGTGTGTGACGTGTCAGCGCACCCGGACCCGCGCCACCAACCATGCGGCACGCATAGGTAAAACGTACGGCATCACAGCCGAGCAGTATGCCGCCCTTCTTGCCGCCCAGGGCGGCGTGTGCGCCACGTGCCAGCAGTCCCGTAGTTACCGCCTCAACGTGGACCACTGCCACAAGACAGGCCACGTGAGGGGCCTTCTCTGTCGGCTGTGCAACGGCAAGCTTCTGACCGCGGCGAAAGACAACCCGGAGACGCTGCGTCGTGCAGCGGACTACCTCGAAAACCCCCCGGCATACGCCGTGATCGGAAAGGTGGTGGCTCCCATTGAGCAGCAAGATGGAGGATCCGCCAGAAGGTCTCGAACTCGTAGACGAAGACACCCGCTTGCTCAAGCTGAACGAGTGGAGCAAGAACCTGCATAGCCTGGCTCACGCCTGCTGCCTGCACGGCGAAGGCGGGCGGGATTCCAGGGGACATGAGCGCCGTCCGTGTGCGGAGTGCGTGAAGACGGTTCGGCACGTGACCGAGTACTGGTTCATGGCGTTGCACATCAAGGCCAAGGCAGTCGCGGATCGTGCAGCTAAAGATAAACTTGAGTTGCCGATGGTCAATCTGCGCGAAGCTCTGTTTATCGCCTCGGCCACGTTGGATCCGGCTGTTTCGGTGAGCCTGCCTGAATGGGGAGCCGCATGAGTAGGCCATTCTCATGGCTGTACGGCACCGAACCAGAAGGCCATCCCTGCGCCGATTGTGGCAATCTCATCGGGCCACGCGTCAAGCGGCAGCGCTGGGATAAGGAAGCCAGGCAGTACACCTACGACAAGCCGGAGGTGTGCGACGAATGCGAGATCGCAAGGCGCAAGGCAGCAGCCGATTCGAAAGACCAAACATTCCCATTGGCCCAGTCCTTGAATCCTATGGGGCTGATCTCTCGCGCGCTCGGCATCGTGGCTGGGCCAAGATAGCTTGCTGCTTTCATGAGGACTCGTCACCTTCTGCCACCGTCAATCTGGAAATCAACCGCTTCATGTGCTGGTCCGGTTGCACGGACCGAGCCGAAGACACAGTTGGGTTGCTGATGCATGTCAACAACATCGGGTTTCTCGATGCACTCCGAGAAGCGGAGAGAATTGCTGGCACAAGCCACGACCGAGTACGCAGAGTGCGTCGACCTAGCGCGGACCTATTTAAGGGGACGTGGACTGACGGATGAGGTCATTGCCAGGTGGCAGCTGGGCTGCGTACTGGATCCGCTGCCCGGTCACGAGCGGTTCCGCAAGTGGCTCGCCATCCCGTACCTCACGAAGAACGGCACGGCCGAGATGAAGTTCCGGTGCATCCGGGACGAGTGTGACCACTCCGACCATGGCAAGCGGAAGTACGACAGCGAGAAGGGTGCCAAGACCCTCATCTTCGGGGCCATGTCCTTCTGGCGGGACTCACGATTCATCTGCGTAACCGAAGGCGAACTGGATGCAATCGCCTGCGACGTGGCAGGGCTGCCCGCGGTAGGCATCTCGGGCGCCACGAAATGGCTGTCGCACTGGCAGTACTGCTTCGAAGGCTATGAGGAGGTCATCGTTCTGGCGGACGGTGACCAGGCTGGGGAGAAGCTAGCTTCTAATGTCCTACTTCATGTTCATAATGGGCGTGTGATCGTGTTCCCGAAGGGCGAGGACGTGAACTCGTTTTTGATTCAGCATGGGCCTCAGGCCCTTCGACAGAAAGTCTTGGGCCATGAGTGACGAGACGCAGTTCGATGCCTGGCACTATCGCGATCCCGAGCTACTGGCCGAAGAGTGCATTCGCGTGAACATCAATGGCATCGATGGGGTCATTGTCGATCTCGACATTCGGGATGCCGTCTACTTCCGATACCTGCTGGATGGGGCAATCAACGACTACGAGAGAGCGGTCGGACGTTGAACGAGTACATCAACGGCCTGACTATCGTCGATGAAGGTGACCTGCTCTGCCTCAATAGCGGGTGGGACTGCGCAGACCTGGCGCCAGAGGATGTCCGCGCTTTGCGCGACTACCTGACCGAGTGGCTGGAGAAGAGAAATGCCTGAAGCGAAGTTCGGTGGTGTCACCGTCCGATTCAACGAGGACGGCACGCTGTTCATCTACCAGCCCGACTCCAATCGAGTGCTGGGGCGGGAGCTGGCGGAAGAGCTGACGACCTGGCTGTCGCACGCCATCGACTACCCCCTCCCACAGGGAGGGACCGAGATGGTCCTGTTCGACAGCGACGAGGACATGTCACAGTTCACCACCCTGGCAGAGGCGGCCGAAGAGTTCGGTGTCGACCTGGAGGCCCTCGCCTCCGAGCCCGATGACGATGGCCTGACCGACACCGAGCGCGAAGCCGACCTCCAGGCGAGCATCGCCCGTGGCGTTGCCGAAGCCGAGGCGGGCAACGTGCGTGAGCTGCCCGAGGTCACCGCCCCCGCCAAGCGACGCAACCGTCGGAACGGCTAGCCCAGTGGACGCCGTGTCGTACGACCTCAACGTGCAGGTGCTGAAGGTGCGGGTACCGCACATGCGCAGGGGCACCATGTCCTCCCTCCTGTTCTCGTTGGCGCAGAAGGCGCTGCGCCTGGAGGAGCGGGACTTCAACATCGAGCAGGTGCACTGCCACCTGACTGGCGACGGTGACTACATGGGCCTGCTTCTCGTCGACACGGGGGATGCCGATGACGGGGTTAACATAAGCCTGGAGGCCAGACCATGACCGGCCCACGCATTCTCACGCTGGACATAGAACGCCTGCCCAACGTGGTCGACGAGTGGAACCTGCGCAGGCGTGGCTCCTCGTACACGTCCAGTGCGCAGGTGCACGAGTACGCCCGCACCTGCTGCTTCGCAGCCAAGTGGCATGACAAGTCCCGAGTGGAGTTCTACTCCGAGTTCCACAATGGAACAGAGGAGATGTGGACTCAGGCCCAGCGCCTGCTCGACGAGGCGGACATCGTCGTGGGCTACAACTCGGACAACTTCGACCTGCCACACCTGCGCACCGGCATCCGTCTTGCCGGCCTGCCGTCGGCCAGCCCGTTCGTCAGCGTGGACCTCTACAAGGTGGCACGTAAGGCGCTCAAGCTGGAGTCCTACAAGCTGGACGACGTGGCCAGGGTGCTGGGCGTGGGCCAGAAGCTGGCGCACGAGGGCCACATGCTGTGGCGCAAGGTACGCGAGGGCGACTCGAAGGCGTGGGCCAGGTTCCGCAGGTACAACAAGCAGGACGTGGTGGTGACCGAGGGCGCCTTCGACCGCCTGCTGCCGGACATCAAGCTTCCGGCCGTACACCTGTGGGATTCCGAGATCCCCGAGGAGATCTGTCGCAAGCCCACGTGCGGTGGCGTGCGCCAACGGCGGGGCTACAAGGTGACAGGAGTTTCCCTGTACCACCAGTACTGGTGCCCGAAGTGTGATTCATGGGGCAGGGGCGGCAAGGCGATAGCACGTGTCGACATAAGGGACATCGCATGAGAGAGCGCATGTTCATGCGGCCACCACATCTGACTGTTGGCTGGTTTGCTGCGGCCGACACGGATGTGTCGTGCGATCTGCCCGAGCCGGAGCGACAGTATCTCCCGGACTGGCTCTCGGATGAGGTGGCTAGTCGCATCTACCGCACCATCAACATGTGGCGGTACGCCAACCTGAGCCGTGACGACCTGATCATCCACATTCCTGCCGACTGGGTGCCGAACCGTGATGAGCACCGTCATTACGAGGAAGGCTGCCAGATGTTCGGCCTGCCACTCCGCCTGATCGAGCGGCTTCAGGAGCCGATCGTGTCGGTCATTGTGAAGGAGAGGCCATGAGCCACGTCATTCGCGTAACCGACGAAGACTCCCTGGATCCATTTGACTGGGCGTATGGCGTTCCGCCCGGCCACTACGTGTGGAAGCCAGAGGTTGAGCGAATGTACACCGAGGCGAAGCGTGCCATCGACGAACTGTACGAGGAGATGTTCGGTGCAGGCGAGTGAATACCAGAAGTGGTGTCGTCGATTCGACAACCACGAGAGTGAAGTGAACATGCTCGCCCTCTCACTCGGCCTATGCGCCGAGGCTGGCGAAGTGGCGAACGAGTTCGAGCGCAGGTGCAGGAAGAATGCGGCACCTCTCGACCTGGACAAGGTGCGCAAGGAACTGGGCGACGTCATGTGGAATGTGGCGCGCATCGCTGACGAGTTGAACATGACACTCGAAGAGATCATGCAGCACAACATCAACAAGCTGATCGCTCGCTATGCCGAGCGCGGATTGGAACTGAACAATGACTGATCTCTCTCGCTCTCGCAAGGCTGCGGCCTACACGTTCTCGCTCGACTGGCAGAAGCTGGCCTACGCCACCCTCGCATCGGGTGCCGCTGCCCACTACGTCACGCCCTGGCTGCTGGCCGTGCTGCTGCCTGTCGTGGTGCAGCACGCTCTCTCCGCTGTTGTGAACGCGAAGGTGCTGTTCGCTGTGCGGGACCAGCAGGAGGCGCAGAGGGAGGCGTTCAGCGCCCAACTGGATGCGTTCCTGAAGGACGGGAAGGGCGAGAACGAGTGACCGACACCAGGTGGACCCGCTACGCATTCACCTTGCCCGGTGACGACGAACCGAACTTCATTGGCAGCGCAGTCCCGCTGGACTGCGAGGTCACCATTGGCGACGACGGTGCGATCGTCGTGCACCTCGACGCCAGCTTTCGTCTGAACAACAGGCCAACCCTTCTCAATCAAGAGCAGCTCCTACTCCTGCTGGCAAAGGTGAACGAGCTGAAGGCGAAGCACCAGGAGGGCGACGAGTGACCCGCCTCTACATCGCCGGCCCCATGTCCGGCTACCCCGAGCACAACTTCCCCGCCTTCAACCAGGCTGCCGAGCAGCTGCGTGCCGCGGGCTACGACGTCGAGAACCCGGCCGACACGGGACTGGTCGACGGGTGGGAGTGGGCCGATTATCTCAGGTTCGACCTGCCCCTGATGCTGAAGTGCGACGGCGTAGCCGGACTGTTCGGGTGGCAGGACAGCAAGGGCGCCTGCTTGGAGATGCACGTGGCCGAGGAGCTGGGCATGCCCATTCGGGCAGTTGCCTGGTGGGTGCAGCAGGCGGAGGTGTACGCCGCATGAGCGAGAGCGAGCCGCGGAAAGAGGTGCTGCTTGAAGCGGCTGACCTCATCACGGGCGACCGCAACAAGACGTACGGTTCACCGACCCAGAACTTCACGGACACCGCACGCATCTGGTCTGCCCTGCTCCGGCCGAAGCTGACAGAGGACATCGCCCCGGGTGAGGTGGCGATGCTGATGGTGGCGCTGAAGCTGGCTCGCATGGTGGCGCAGCCGAAGCGAGACAACTGGGTGGACATCGCCGGCTACGCAGGCTGCGGCTACGAGGCCGACTCCGAATCGGGACGGATCAGCGAGTAACCTTGGACAGCAGAGAGCCCCGGCTGGGTGTGGTGAGCCGGGGCTTTCCTCTTGGTTGACTGTCGCAGGTTCAGGGTCTCACCCTCTTCCGCTTGCGTTGCAAGTGGATACCTATGCCCACCAGTACAGCCAGCAGGCAGAACGTGAGGATACCCACGGCACCCTCGGGCAGGTAGCCTCGTCGCACCATGGGGTTGATGACTGCACCCACAGTGACGATGAGTGCGACTACTAGTCCCAGCCAGATGGTCAGTGTGCGTGCCATGTCCCCGACTCCTCACGTCAGTTGCTCAGTCAGTCGTCGGCCAACCCGGTGATGTTACGCAGCTCATGCGACGCCCACCACTGGGCGTCGCCCGCTTCAGGGCGCACGAGTATCGGCCGGAACGCGCCCGATTGCTCGTCGATGTACTCCACGATGCCGAGCCCAGCACCCGGATGGAGGACTCGAACCGCATCACCCACGCGGAAGCTCTGCGCGCTCACGACTTCTCCTCGATCTCGTCGGCCAGACCATTGACCCACGCCCAGTCAATCTTGAGAACCCCGTGCCCCGACAACTCCCGCAGCACAGCCACGGTGGCGGCACGTGCGATGGGCGCAGCCTCCTCCGTCATGATGCGTGAGCCATCAGACCACACGCCATCGAACTCTTCGATGATGCCGTTGACGGCAGCCTCAACCAGCTGCTTGGACAGGTCACTCACGACGCCTCCCGGTACCAGCGCTCGCCCAGTACCACGTTCTCGACGAAGCCCATGTTGCCCCGCTCCTTCGCTGTCTTCACCACGAACGCAGCCATCTCGGCCGGAGAACCCTCGTGCCCCCAGTTGTCGTACGGTGCGAGAGCGAGGAGCGTGAAGGCTTGCGCCAGGGTGGCCGCGACCAGCTCACTCTTGACGTTGCCGTCTTTGATCTCTTTCTTGATGTTCATGCCGACTTCTCCTCTTCGCCCTCTGTCCAACCCATGTACTTCTCGGCCATCGTGACGGCTCGCTCGCCCAGGTCCGCATCCTGCTTGGCTTCGGACAGGAACGAGACCATCTGCATCGAGAGGTCCAACCTGCGCCTCTCCATCACGCCGTTGATCAGCTCGGCTGCCACGTGCATGTGATCCTGCGCCAGCTGGAGCGCATCGTGGTCGAGCCGGGTGAAACCACGGCTCGCCGGCTTGTCACCTGCCGGTGACGAAGCATCCTGTTGGCTGAACATCAGAACGTCGCCACCCAAACGCGAGCCATGTCCGCCCAGTCGTAGAACCTGTCCCAGTCATGGTCGAACTGGCGCACGTCCTCGGCTGTCGCCAGGTCATCCACGATGCAGGACAGTTCGATGTCGAGATCGTCGTAGAACTGGGCGGCCCTGATGCGAGCGACAACCGCGTCCCGGCGCTGCTCGAACGACATTTCCTCATTGCGCCACACGTCGCCCAGGTGCAGCTTGTGATCCCACCTGGCCATCAGGCAGCCCTCGTCGACTCGATGTACTCCCGCCACTCCTGCGTGAGGACGGAGTACCACCCGTCGTCGTCTTCGTCGCCATTCACGTCGAATCCGTAGTCCAGGGTGGCAACGTCGGCGACCAGCCCCGCATCTGCCAGTGCGGCGAAGCCTCCGTCGAAGTGGCCAAACACCTGGCCCAACACACAATTCTCCAGGGAGGCAAGGTTCAGCGCCTCCAGGTCGATGCGCTCACGCCAGCCAGGCTGCTTCTCGTCCAGGAATGCGGCGCCTCTGGCAATCCGCTCGGTGTACGTACCCACTTGTCTACTCCCTTGTCCGGTGTACTTATTGACTACAAGTCAAGCAGTACCACAAGGAACAAGCAAGGAATCCAGCACAACGTGTGCCACTGCAAACATGAAGTACCAAGAGAAAGCCCCGCCCTGTCTGGCGTGCGGGGCGGGGCAACCAACTAGTGGGATCTCAACCAGGCGAGACACGCCTGGCAACGGTCACGTGCGACAGGTCTCAAGATGGGCTCGGCCGCAACCACCGCACCACACCTGGCCAGCGCCCACCCGCCGTCGGTCACCTGACCGGGCGCCACGAGGTGCTCGACACGTGGATGCTCCACGATGCCCAGGTGCCAGCGGTGTGTTTGCAGTTCGCTGATGCTCATCGGTTCGTCATCATCGGCGACCGGCATCGCCGAAGTCCATCGGCTCACGCATGGCCGCGGTCATCTGACTCGACAGCTCGGCCACCTTGGCTGGATCAGGCGTGACGCACGAATAGATGATCGTGCCGTCCTCGCACGTCAGCTCACGTTCGGCTGGCTCACCACATACACACCAGGTATCGGCCGGAGCAGGGCGTGAACGTCCAGTCATAGCTCGGCCCGCCGAAGCTGGGCAAGTATCGTGCTCGCTTGCCCCAGCACCCGACGGGCTACTGGTTCAAGCGACGTTCTCACCGCATGTGCGGTGTCCGCTTGGGTCATCATGGAGTTGTCCCTAATCAGAGCCCCGGCACCCGTTGCCGGGGCGGTGGATCGAGACTAGCTCAGATCTCGTCGTGCGTCACGTCCCTATACAGGCCGACGCACACGCCTGGCAAGTCATGTGCCAGGCGCCACGCTTCCGTGTGGCTGCGAGCAGAGATCTTCACGTACTCGGTCTCGTCACCCCTGCCCTGGACTATGCCAGCCAGGTAGTTCATGGGCTCCCCCTCCACCACGAACTGGTGGTCTCGGGTCACGACACGAGTGGCTCCGTTCTGCAACTCGAAGATGGCCTGACCTGCCTCTTCGTGGCGCCGGGCGCTACCACTCGCGGTCATGCGGGACTGCAAGGTCTGGATGATCTCCTGTCGGGTGCCGTAGGCCCGAGACTCGTAGCGCATGATCCATAGGCTAGTCGTTCCTCACTCGCTCATCATGCACCCGCCGGCCGGGCGGCGTCGCCGGCGACAATGACGTACGCTCGCCCGCACTCCGGGCACACGAGGTCGAAGTTATCTACTTCGCGGTTGCCCATCCGACACTCGACGGCGCAGGAAGCGCAGAACCAAGCGCGATACGCGTACTCGACGATGCTCATGCCACTCTCTCCTGTCTCGTGATCACGAACGGTCCGTGCTCAACCTCAACCAGCAGTCGTGCTTCGACTCCTGCGATCAGGCGATCCACACCCCGACAGTGGCCGCACCGCTCACGTGGATGGTGCACGCAGTCATGCTGCGTACTGCGCCGATGGAACATGGCCGGCGCGTAGTTCAGTGCCCCGCACGGGCAGTGCTGGATCACCTCGTTGACGAGTGCCGAGGCAAGCTCCGCGTTCTGCGCCTCGTTCATGCCGCACGCTCCACGTTCAGTGGCCCCGGCACCTTGACTGGGAAGTCGTAGTATCCGCCCAGTCTCAGCGCCAGCGAGTACACATTGATGAGCCTGTCGGTCCACGCCAGCGGGCCGGCGTGAGCCTCGCAGAACCTCGTTCCTGACACTTCATCCTGTTGCGTGGCCGCAGCCCCACAGATCGCACACCTCATGACAGTTCCTTCCTATCCGTAGATCGGGACGCCCCACTTCACCAACAGCACGAACACAACCGAGAACGTGAACCACCGCAACGCCGCGGTCACGAGGTGATCCACCAGCTCGTTGAGCGTCATCACTCCTCCTTGCCGTAGCTCTTGCAGGGCCAGAGCAGCGCCGTGACCAGCACGGTCACGATGAACGCTGACGCGTAGATGTAAGCCACCGAGTTCGCCTCCCTCGCTAAGCCCGACTGGGCGAGCGGCCAGACCTTGACGCCTGGCCACCACCCGGCCCGCTCAGAGAGTGCGCGGGAAGGCCGGCTCTCCCTCCGGTCGACCGGCCAGCTGCGCCTTCTTCGCGGCCCACGCGCGGTCCGCCCGCTCCCCGCGCACCGCATCCACCTTCACCTCGGAATCCGCCTGCTCCTCCAGCAGCGCCAGCGTCTCGTCCGACACGCAAGCCAGTGCCTCACGCGCCTGCTTGTACGCCTGCTCGTAGCTGATCTCTTCACCGAACTGACTGGCCATGACCACCACTCCCTTGAAGTACTGCTGCCCTTGTACCTCTCAAGGCTGACCCTCAAGCCGGCACAGAGTCAAGTCACAGTTAGGTCACGGCACGCAGCCCCAGCTGACGACAGGTGTGACCCGAAGTAACACGCATGAGGGTGCGGCCTATCGCACCTAAACGGAGACATCCTCCACTTAACCCACTACCACATGGGTAGTCCGGGTGGATACCCCCCATGGGGGGAGGGGGGAGGGGGTACTACATGATCTTACATTCATGTATTTATGCAGGTCAGACGCTGTGCAGCGGGCCGCGCCACGCGCGCGCGGGCACGCGAGCGGACCCAGGTGTTTGTTACTGTATGTGTGTATATATATAACTCTCCGTTCACAAATGTCAGGTGATTCTGGGTGGGGTGTGGCCCCTTCTGGGGGTGGGGTGGGATAGGCCCGGTTTGTGGGGGGTGTATGTGGGGGATAGGGGGTGTCCCCCTACCTACCCTTGGGGCATGCGCATCTACGTGGACGAGAGCTACCCGCAGCGCTATGGCGCTGGCGTCTCGGCGGGGATCGAGAAGGCGTACGAGACTCGTGGCAGCGACGCCACTCGTGGACGCGCTTGCCCATGCGAGTTCGGGGACGAGGCTCTCCATCGCGGCTTCAAGGCCGGATGGAACGCGGTACGCAAGGTAGCAGGGTAGTTTCCTCTGCAACTATCTCTCGCTGAGGTTTGTGCTGTTCGGCGATACCCCATTTTGGGGTTGTTACGCTAGGCCGTGGTCACCTGCGGAAGCCACCTAATCAACAGTGGCTTCCCAGCGGGTACTTGGACTACTCGCCTTTGAGGGCTCGCAGCCCCAGCGGAGAGCACTCCAGTCCGGCTCACTAGTCAGGTTGTTCGCCGGCAAGTGGGTCGCAGTCCCGGGCTAGGTCTATGTCCTGCCCTCATTCCATTCGTGCCGGACTTCTTGCTGACACCTATCAGCTTTTCCGGAACCGGTTCCGCGTAGGCGATTGAATACCTGGAGTCACGTGAACATTCCCACCGCCGAAGCGAAGGAACTGGTCCTTCAGCGTCGCGCCGCGGGCATGGGCGTGAAAGAGGCCATGGCCTCCGTGGGGCGCTCGTACGAGACGTGGAAGGACTGGCGCAAGCAGCCCGACTTCAAGGCCAGGGCCGACAAGATCTCGGCCAACCTGAAGGCCGGCGAGAAGACTGTTTCCGAGGTGCCGGACTTCCCCGAGTTCGCCGCGCGCTACCTGTTCCAGCCTTTACCCCTGCATCAGCTGCGGGCGCATGACGTGATGTGCGGCCGTGAGCCTCGCGACTTCTGGATCGTGGAGGGCGGGGAGAAGCGTCAGCGCTATCCGCTGATGAAGTATCAGGTGGGCTCCGAGGGCACCGACCAGGTGATTTTGAACTTCCCGCCGAACCACGGCAAGTCAGCCACCTGGACGATGAACTTCGTCACGTGGCTGATCAACCGTGACCCGTCGGTGCGGATCATCATCGTGTCCAAGACGCAGCGCTTGGCCAAGCAGTTCCTCCTGGGCATCAAGCAGCGGCTAACGCACCCCCGCTACGAGGCGATGCACGCCGCGTTCGGGCCGGACGGTGGTTGGCGCTCGGACGACAAGGCCGATGGCCTGGCCTGGCGCGAAGACCTGATCTACGTGAAGGGCCGGAACCCGGAGGAGAAGGACCCCACCGTCCAGGCCCTGGGCATCGGTGGCCAGATCTACGGCACGCGCGCTGACTGGGTCATCCTGGATGACTGCGAGGACCTCACCAACTACACCTCGTACGAGGCCCACGCCAACTGGGTGGCGCAGGAGGTCTCGTCCCGTCTGGAGCCGGGTTCGGAGGACGAGGATCCTGGCCGCCTGCTGGTGCTGGGCACCCGTGTCGGCACCATGGACATGTACCGCTACCTGCGGGACGAGGCGAAGGACCTCGAAGACAACCCCACCTACACCTACTTCAGTCAGCCGGCGGTCCTGGAGAACGGCCACTCGTCAGAGTGGGACACGTGGCAGGTGCTGTGGCCGGAGCGGATGGCGCCGAAGGTCATCCGTAAGAAGAGGGCCGCGTTCGCCAACCCCCGCCACTTCGAGCTGATCTACCAGCAGAACGACGTGCCGGACAATGCCGTGTTTCCGGCCGAGGCAGTGAACGCCTCCATCAGCAAGTACCGCTTCCACGGACCGATGACTCCGATGGCGCCCGGCCATCGCCGGGAGGGCCAGCAGGGCCTGTACAAGGTGGGCTCGTGGGACCCGGCGTCCAGCGCGGGGTTCAACTCGATGGGCGTCGTGGCCGTCGACAAGAAGTACGGGCTAAAGGCCCGGCGCTGGGTGCTCGACGTGTGGAACAAGAAGGGCGTGTATCCGGCCGAGTCGATTCAGCGACTCAAGGACTGGACCGTCAAGTACGGCATCAATGAGTGGCGGATCGAGAAGAACGCCGTTCAGCAGTTCATCACCCAACTGCCCGAAATCAGGGACTTCCTCACTGGCCAGGGCTGCCGACTGGTGGAGCACGAGACTCGGCAGAACAAATGGGACCCGGACAAGGGGGTGGAGGCCACCCTTCAACCCCTGTTCCTGGCGTCGGTCACTCTGATCGACGGGCGAATAGTGCCACGGCCACTGGGCCATGGGGTTTCCGACCCTGCCCCTGACGGTGACGGACGTATCGATTTGCCGGCCGTGCGGCAGTGCCCGCACGTGGACACGTTGAAGCATCAGTTGACGACATGGGAGCCGGGCAACAAGAAGCAAATCCAGGACATGGTGATGATGCTCTGGTTTGCCGAGTTGGGTGTGAGACAATACCTGAGGGGCGGTCTCGGTAGTCAGACCCACGCCCAATCCAAGTTCACTTCCCGCGGTGCTGTAGCACGTCGCGGCGTTTTCCGATTCGATTCCGCTGGAGCTGCATAGTGGAGATAGAACAGATCCACCAGCGCGTGGAGGCGATGCGCGCCCGCAGTTCCGAGCGGGACAGGGACTCGTATCTGGTGCGTCAGGTCCGCCGCGGGCGGATGCACGAGATGTTCCCGCAGCATTTCGCTGATGACATGCCCCAGTCGATGGTCGCGAACACCATCGACAACGCCGCCCGTGACACGTCCGAGCTGGTGGCCCCGCTCCCCTCGCTGGCCTGCGCCTCGGGGTCGATGGCGTCGGCCGCAGACCAGACGCGCGCTGCGAAGAAGAACAAGATCGCCTCCTACTACTGGGACCAGTCCGATCTTGAGCGGCAGAACCTGAACTTCTCGGATGCCACCTTGTCCTACGCCTTCGGCGTGTACCTGGTCGAGCCCGACTTCAAGCACAAGTGCCCCAAGATCCGGTGGGTGTCCAGCTTCGGGACCTACTACTACAAGGACCGCTTCGGCGACCTCGTATGGCTGGCCAAGGTCAGCCAGATCGACGTGCTGGCGCTCTGCTCCACCTACCCCGACTCGGCTGCGCTCATCAAGTACAAGGATGGGCGGGAGCGGCAGGGCGGCGAGCTGATCGAGCTGGTCACCTACGCCGACCGCGACGAGAACGTGGTGTATCTGCCGGACTGCAACCGGCTGGTGCTGGCCAGGTGGAAAAACCCCATCGGCAAGGTGCTCGCAGCGGTGGCGGAACGCCCCGATCAGGAAGATCGGCCCCGCGGCCAGTTCGATGACGCCGTGTTCCCCATGCTGGGCAAAGCCATCATGACGATGTACCAGCTGAACGCGGCCGACAAGGCCATCAACGCCCCGATTGCCATGCCTGACGACGTGACGGAGATGCCCTACGGGCCTGACGCCACGATCCGCACCCAGAACCCGCAGCAAGTCGCTCGTGTCCGCCTTGACGTGCCGGATGACATCTTCGCCGTCAACGAGCAGCTGGACCGGGCGGTGAAGGAGGGCTCCCGGTACCCGGAGGCCCGCACTGGCGGGGTCAACGCCAACATCATCACCGGCCAGGGCGTCGAAGCCCTGATGGGCACCATGAACACCCAGGTCCGCACCATGCAGACCGTCATTGGCAAGGCCCTGGAAGAGGTCACCGAACTCTGCTTCGCCCTGGACGTAGCGCTGTGGCCGGACGTGCAGAAGCGCATCTCCGGGGTGTTGACCGGCAAGCCATTCGAGCTGACCTACACGCCAGCCAAGGACATTGGTGACAGCTACGCCTGCAAGGTCACATATGGTTTTTCTGCCGGCCAGACCCCAGCCCAGGCCATCGTTGCCCTGCTCCAGCTCCTCGGTGGCGGACTGATCTCGCAGGACACCACCCGCCGGCAGCTTCCGTTCGACCTGGACCCGGACGAGGAGCAGCGCCAGATCGACATTGAGAACATCACCCAGGCCGCCAGGCAGGGGCTGATGGGCCTGTCGCAGGCGTTTGGCCCCATGGCCATGCAGGGCCAGGACCCGATGCCCGTGCTGATCGCACAAGCCGAGGTGCTGAGGCTGCGTAAGAAGGGCCTACCACTGGATGAGGCGCTGATCAAGGCGTTCACCCCGCCCGAACAGCCGGAGCCTGAAGTCCCAGAGCAGCCCATGGGGCCGGAAGGTGCACCTGCTGGGCCAGGCGGGCCAGAGCTTCCGCCCGGCGTACGCCCCAATGGCCTCCAGGAGGGCGTGCCGTACGGCCAGGCGGGGCAGGCGCCGGGCGGTATGCCCACGGTGCAGGGCCTGTTGTCGTCCCTGAGGGGTAACGGACAGGCGCATCTCGAAGCATCGGTTAGCCGCAAGCGAGCGACGGGCGGTATGTGACGTGCAGATTGAGGTCATTGTCGAAGGCAAGGGCTCCATCACCATCGCCCAGAAGGCGGAGCTAACCCGCAAGGATTTGGGCAAGCTCACCTCCCACTGCGTCGACCTACTGAAGGGCGCTCGCGCGACCCAGAAGCTGGGCTTCGGGGCGGGCGCCAGCTTCCACGACGAGGTGGCCAATGACTAGTCGCATCCTGCGCATCTACCGACGTTGGAACGCTCGCAACTGGCGCTGCCGCTGCGGCAAGCGCGTATTTGACCAGGACGCGTTGACGCCCCACCCCCTTGCGCCATCTAGGCCGGGCTGCGGATGGCATGAGTCCGTCCAACGGCGAGTGCTTGACGGTCGAATCAAGACGGCGGAAGAGGCGCGATGACTAGCCCCGCACGTGTCAGCGGTCCCGGAGCCCTCTCGCAACGTACCGATGCTGGCGGGCAGCCCATCCGCGCCCTACCCGACCCCAAGTACGGGGAGGCGCAGGCATTCGAGCAGCAGCAGAAGCAGGCCCCACTGGCCGCCGCTCCCGGTCAGCCCGCAGGCCCGCCTCCCTCGGAGGTAGCACGCAGGCTGGCCAGCTCGGCTGGCCCTGCCGGACCGCCGCAGGCGGAGCCCCGCCCTCTCCCGGGCCTGTTCGATCCTGGTGATCCGTCTGTGCCGGTCACGTCTGGCGCCCCGATCGGCGCCGGCCCGAACGCTGTGACTGGCGGGCAGATGCCGCGCCCGCAGAGGCGCGTGTCGGAGCAGCTCGCTGAGTATGCGCGGGGCGATGGCGGCGAAGGCATTGCCGCCCTGGTGAACATCCTTCACGCGATGGGGCAGTAAGTGGCGAAAAAGTACTGGTGGCAACGAGTCGAGGATCCTGATCGGATCGTCAACGCGGCCCGTCGCCCCGTGGAGGACCGGCGAATCCGCTACTCCACCACGCTCCAGCGACACGGCATGTTCCGCGACGAGCCCGACCTGCTCAGGGCCTTCTCCGATGCTGACGTGCCACTGGCCCTGGCCATGCGCAGCTTCGACGCGTTCTACGCCAGCAAGGCGCGAGATGTCAGCAAGAAGCTGAACACCGCCGGCTACACCTCGCAGGAAGAATCGGTCGCCAACCGCAGCCCGTACGAGACCACGGCCGACACCTACAAGGGCCGACTGAAGGAGCTGAACGACAAGGCCCCGAAGCCCGAAGAAGAGGGCGGTGTTCTGGGCTGGTTCGCCAACCGCGTAGCGGATGTGGGTTCTGGTGCGGCGTGGCTTGGCGAGAAAGCGGTTGAGG